AACCAGAACCAGAACCCGAACCCGAACCCGAACCCGAACCCGAACCCGAACCCGAACCCGAACCCGAACCAGAACCTGAACCAGAACCAGAACCCGAACCTGAACCAGAACCTGAACCAGAACCAGAACCAGAACCAGAACCAGAACCTGAACCGGAACCAGAACCAGAACCAGAACCTGAACCGGAACCCGAACCTGAACCCGAACCGGAACCTGAACCGGAACCAGAACCAGAACCTGAACCAGAACCTGAACCTGAACCAGAACCAGAACCTGAACCGGAACCAGAACCAGAACCCGAACCCGAACCAGAACCTGAACCAGAACCTGAACCAGAACCTGAACCAGAACCAGAACCAGAACCAGAACCAGAACCAGAACCTGAACCAGAACCAGAACCAGAACCAGAACCTGAACCAGAACCTGAACCAGAACCGGAACCAGAACCGGAACCTGCACCGGAAGCAGAACCACTAACTATCAATGGTAACCTAATAGACGGGTATATTAGTGGTGCAATCGGACAATTAATAGATAGAAGTAACATGAATGTAGTAGTTGATAACATTATAACACAGGCAGATGGGAGTTACACATTGGATATTAGTCCATATGATCTTCCTGCTGTATACATAATAAAATTTACAGGTGGTATCGATATAAATACAGGTCGCGTAGTTACGTCCGAAATGTCAAGTATTTCTACAAAAGTTGATGCAATAACAAGTGGTAGTGCAGTTATTAACGTTACCCCTATTACCACTGTAATTGTCGATGTGGTACAAAACACTACCGCGACAGATACAGTAGAGAATATTATCATCCAATCAAGAAGAAATGTTGCTGCTGCATTTTCTATTAGTGAAGATGATGTATCCCAAGACTTTATAAAAACGAAAAATAAATCTGCACTGATTGCTTCTCAAAAAATAGAGAATATTATTAGCACCGTCAAAAAGGTATCCGATACCATAGTAAGTGAAACTAATACCCAACCAATCAGAAGTGTGAGTAGTGCAATTGCTGATATAATAATAGCATCTAATACATTAGATCAGTCTAGTATAGGTACAATCATTGAAAATGTAACCACAGGCAGTTTTATTGAAATATCTGATGTTGAGAAATCTAATATTATTACAAATGCATCAACATATATCTCAGATGTGAATTCAGAACTCCAATCCATATCATCCCAATCAACTTCATTTGATAGTATACTAGAATCGAGTGTCAGATTGACCGTTGCTGCAATCGACGGTTCTGAAACAAGGGATTTTGCCAATGATACCAATATAAGTGTTCCTACACAAAGTGAAAGAAACGCAATTGTATTCAATACAACATATGTTACAACACAACAATATATGAAAACCGTTTATATAAAGGAGTCGGGATTTTCAATTGATCGCCGCATTTTAACGCGCGCTACACAAAAAAATAATATACCTTTAAAGAAATATAAGAGTCAAAATGGATCAAATGATTCGTCTGGTAGACTGATGCGGTTAAAGTCCAAGTCAACAAAAGCATCATACAGCACCAACTTTACAGATTCATACGGAAGATATAAGTAAACGTTTCCGATTATTTTATCATATAAATGAAACATTAAGGTTTAAACGTACATCTTCAAATGAAGATGAAATATTATCATCGACATCCTTTATTAACCATATCCCATTTAGTTTAACAATTGCATTTCCCGCTAATGTGTACAATACATACCTACATACCCATATAGATGCATAGAATCGTTGTGTGTGTGTATATATATTGTACACCGTTGGCGTGCAATATATATCAATTCCTATTTTTGAACAGATTTTTCGCATTTGGACAAATATTGATTTCTCACAACTATATTCTTGACTAATATATGTATCAGGATTGCTGTTATATCTGACATATTCATCAAATTCTCTTCGTTTATCAATGCATATGGTATACGTACCCATGCTATCAACCAAATATATATCACATGTTGCAATGACATCCCCGGCGTCATTGAATGGATCTGCAAACATATCATGTGGAACGATTTGTAATTTATCTGTCATATAATAAGGTATATGCATTAATTCGGTTATTATTGTATCGTAAATGATTCGTTCGGTTGTCATTCCACCATACTCGTTTGTCCATATATAAGTTACAGCTACCATTTTTGCGTTGATTATATATAAATCTATATAATCAAATCAATTTTTATCGAATAATGTTATTATTTCTTATCTTTGATGATTGCATCTTTGGATTCAAATAGTTCTTTCCTGATATCGTCAATACTTGCGTCTGCCCCCAATTTGTTGTCCAGTCCAACACGGTCAATACTGACAAGTTCATCGTTCTCGTTAATTGTCTGTGTGAGAACATTATTGCTTTCCTTCGCTTTTCTGATATTATCCTCGATTGCTGCGCGTTTACTTTCCCTAACACGTTTATCAAATTCAGAAGATGCATGCTGTTCGTTTTTGTTTTTTTCATTCATCAACTGATTAAGTTCCTCTTCTAAATATTCAACTCGCCCAGTTTTGTACGCCTCGGGGTGCCACGGGGTCCACACACCGACCTGGCATACAAAAATGTCGTGATTAGGGTCCAATTCTCGAAGCATTCGACACCTAAGTTCTGCTTCCTCTTGTGTAGGGAACGCGCCACGAAACTTAACTCCATTCGTTGACGTCTGAAACCCATTTTTCTTGTTGAAAATTTCTTGTAGTCGGACCTCATTGTTATCCAAATAGGTCTTGTATTCATCTTCGAGCGTCAGTGCAAAAATCTTATCCTTCTCTGATTTACAGAATTCTTCTAAATCTTCATTTAGTTTATTAGATGGTAACTTATATTTATAAGCGATAAATTGGACGAAACCATTAAATTTCTCAATAGATTTACTCATTTCCCATTGGGCGACGAATTCATTAAACATAAATGTTTTCTTATCTTCAAGGATCCGATCAGGAGAAACAAAGGATACGCACGCAAAATGTTGTCCACTGATGGTTGGATCTTCATCCAAAAGGTCAATATATTTTGGGTTAGATGTCCCATCTGGAAGGGTCTTTCGTTCTACTTTTGCTGCAACGTCACTCATTTATAATATACATATATTTAGCGTTTAAGTTATATTTATCCATTATGAATTAATTTGAATGATTACATTTCAGATAAATATGTATCCTCTATGTCGATCACGTATGAATACACTGCAATTAGTATAAAAGATAACAACAATGAATCTCTTGTTAGTTTGGTTGGTTCGTGGTATAGGAACATTATTGTTAATACCTTCAATATTATTAGGGGAATATCAGATTTTATATTGAATAATTTATAAAATATAATAGAATAAATTATATTCTTTTTGTAAAATCTCCGATATAATAATATGATAATTCCAAATATACTTACAATCCACATTAAAGGGGTAAATAATGTAACAATGTTACGTTTATTTGATATATATGATAAAAAATAAATGATAAAAATGTAAGGCGATAACATTTTAAAATGAGGATACATATTTTTCATTATTATAATATTGATATATTATATAATGATTGGTGGATACATTAGACCTAGACCTAGAAGAAAAAACAGCAGAAGAATTAGAGCGGGGGTAGTACGACGTTCTAGACACAGTAAATCTACTGCGAGACGCCGACCAGTTAAACGCCGAACCGCTGCTAAACGGAACGGTAAATCGAGACGTAGGCGTTAAAATATTTACATCAATATAAAATTGAATTATACCATCGATGAAATATTGATGCATCCATTCTGTCCATTGTATAGAAATATGGAGATTGTCGTTGAACACGATCTCATTGGCGAGAATGCACCTGCATCATATCGGATGTGTGCAAGCATTGAAGTTGTGATGTATGAGGCGAAAATTACCAAAGAAATTTCTCGATATATGACATTGACACCCAATATCATATATGATGTACGAAAAAAAATTGACTACATTCCAGACAAGGATTATATCTGCAGGATGACAAAAGACTTCACAAAAAAAGATTGGAAATTTATGAAACGAGTTTTACGTTTGAATCATGGACCGATGCTTACAGATTCAATTGAAAAAATAGACAAGATAACCTTATACATAGATTGGCAGTTTCATATTCTTTCACAAACCACGCTGAGATGGAAAGACATTGAATGTGAAAAATGGAACACATTCACTCATTACGATAAATAATACTCAAAACAAAAATATTTTTTATTGATAATTACAAACCATTTTTGCGCATAAGGGTATCGCATATGTTATTTGCTTCTTGTGCAACAGCCATAACATTTTCTATGTCCAATGTTACCTCCCAATAAACTCCTGGATAATATTCAATCTTGGTATCAGAACGTTGGTGATAAAGATTGTGTCTGAATTCGATTGCATCTTTGCACGTGTACCATTCAGATACATAAACCGTTGCACCGTAATACAAATCGCCATCACTACTTCTGTATGCGCCAGCAGTCACCTTATCTGTTCTGCACATGCGCCTGTTATTAACACACATCTTAACAAACCATTTAATATAACGAACTGCATCTTTTTTGTATTTTAATGGAACCACGTCTTCATCAATTCGTTCAATTGTAAATCGTCGCGTAATTGACTCTATCATTTGTTTGTGATTTGTATGAATGACTGATATCTCAATCAATTTTATCGCGAACTACAATTGTTTTTTTCTTTTTGGTAATGATTTCTTTATATCCTTTGAGATTTGCGTCTTTTAATTTTTTTGCTTCTGTGATATTAAAATTTTGTAGTACGCTATCTAATGTGTAAAGTGGTAACTGGGTTTTTATTTTATCTTGGAATTCGGGTGTTAATGAACGCGTGTCAATAATATACCGATGTTCTTTGTCTAATATTAACTGATAGGACTTGTTTTTTCCAACCATTTTAATAAAAAAGTAATTGGTGTCATCGCTGTTTGTCGTTATTATCATATTATCAGTTGTTTCAATGAATATTCCACTCCATACTATTATGATTGGGATGTTAAGTCTAACCGAAAGAATCCATATGTCTAGTCGAGTTATTGTATATTCATCTCGCATAATTAGGTCTTCAATTGTAATCTCATTTCGAGCCAATTTTTTTGCATATACCTTTTTGCCATTCTCTGTTAATAATGTTATAATGACAAATTTATATGAAACATAATATCGGGTGTATTCTTCGATCAGTATTCTCTTTATGTCATTTATTGTAAAAAGTTTAGTTACATCATTAAATGAACATATGGTCAAAAGTATTTCAAACGAACATTCAGGTGGAGTGTCAAATGTTTGTTCTATGAATCCGACTGGGAACATGTCTCTTAATTTGGGACTGATTGGTCCAAATTTTGGTTTTTTACACTGCGGACCATATTTATAAACCAATTCTGCCTTATTGTAATATAATGGAGATTTATTTGGTTTGGTCATTTCCCAAGAGGTAGATGTTACATACTTATTTACACTTGAATGGTGTAACCTCTCGAAGTATGATTTTGTTATCGACCCCTGATATATAAGAATCTCATTGTCCCTAATGTCATATTTTACATCATGGGATGCAATTATCTTATCTTTATTGATAATGAATTCCCTTATGTCAATGTATCGTACGACTTCATCGGATAATCTATCATAATATATCATAGCGTTATCTTTCCCACTGATAAGATTTTTATCTGGAATCATCATAAGACACTTCCCATCACTTATGGAGCAATTATCTGACGTTGAACATTGATATTCTGATGAACACATTGTAACATTAATCATATTTGAAATAATTGAGGGATCATAATCAACAAAATCAATCAAATCTTTCGACAAATTATACAGTAGTGTCTTTATTTTTTTGATTTTATCGTCGTATATGTTATCTGAATTTATCACCCCTATCATCTTTTTTAATATAGTTCGATTTCTATCTTCGTGTAACAATTTTTTAACGGTTGTTCTGAATGTATAATAAAAATTTGACTCTAGTCTCATTTTGTTTGTGAATTCTTTTCTAGTCTTGTCTTCGCTTGTTCCAAGTATATCGCGGTCTATATTTGTAGTGTCATACTCCGTCAAAACCTTTAAGTCTTTGCCATAAACATCATCCGTTGGTGACACGGGTATTAATTGGTTCGTTTCTGTTATAATAGCAACTAATAACTCGTCATTTTTCACCTTAATTACTGGTTTACATCGAATGTAACCACCGGTGAGTTTATTCATGTAATTAAGGAAGTCTCTAGTAGATTCATAATTGTCTCCCTTATATGACTCTATCCATATGATATCTATGGATTCATCTTGCAAGACACCTGAAGGTAAACAAGGTATGTAACCAGATACGCCTCTTGGATTTTTTGCAATAACTCCAATTATCTTGCCGTTGTAATTCATTACTTGACTCTCTATCTGACATTTGGTTCTCAATAACCACTCGACGACTGTATTAAGGTCAACACTAGATCTAAACTTATACATCTTAGGTGAACTTTCGTGTGGTATACATTTTGAGACAATTTGTTTCTTTATGAATGCAATTGATTCGTGTAGTGCAGGGATAAGTTCTTTGTATAGTGTACTGAACGTTCGGGAAATGGTAACTTTTCGTCCCTTATCTTCAATCATTATGATGTGTTCGTAATAATCATCTCTTTTTATGAATATAGCGTTTCTGCGGGTTGGATCTCCAAATTTTCCGTTATATTGTGTCGGTGGGCATATGATAGATACATTATCGGTTATGTCATCATCGGATATTTCAAGAATAATTAGATTTAATCCTTTCGGAAATAACAATGCATTTGGTACGCTGCATATGTCCCATAGGTATGTATAATCAATCGATATGTCATCATCATCTAAATAACGAATAAAATTTTCATATGATTTTATATATCGAGGTAATAATTGCTCCATATCGTCATTACCCATGGAGCGTCTATATATTTTACTATCTGAATAAAGTTCAATGTTTATCTCGGAATCCGTGTAAAATGTATCAATCAATATTCCGTTCTGTAAGTGTATGTACTTGTCAATATCAATCGAATCTTTGATGATATTCTTCATTTCTTTTATTGTTGTATATGTTTTGGATATTTCCTGATATACAGAGGCAATTGCACCAATAAACGACTGATTTTTATTTAATTCAATCCCCATACGAACAATGCATTGTGTATCTGGTTTTATGGATGCATCGGTTGGACTCGTTTGACACGTTTTATTGTCGGTATTTAGAAACCGTTGAATGGATAAGGGCAAATAACCATATCTCCCGATAGACAATGGGAAACTGTCCGGGTTATTGATGTACATATCTGCTTCAACTGCCGACTTTACTTTTTTTGGTTCTTTTTTAGGTGCACCAACTGATACTTCACATTGTTGTCTGAGTTCGCGTTGGCGTTTACCATCCCATTGTTTAAAGCAACACGGAATACACATACCAGTTGGGTGAGATTCTGTCGTCATAAATCCTGGATACGTACCTGCATAGTCACCTTTCTTGTCTCGATGATATGACTTATCAAATTCATAAATGTGTTTCCCTTCTGTAATGATTTTATCAGATTGTCCTATCACTTGGTCCTTGTATTTCTCCTCAACTTCCTTTTCACTCAAACTTACATTATCTCGTAGACTCCAGTACCTGGGACAAATGTAATGATGTGTTTTTCCGGTTTCACTTGTTTTATATTTTATAGATTCGTTATATGACCCAGGATGATGTTTATCGATGTATTGTTTTTCCTCTTCTGTTAATATGATTGGTTGCCGTTTTAATGAAGATGGGCACATTCTAGAGTATGATGCGTATCCCTTATCATCATCTTGTTTCATAAACAACGTTGGTTCTCGATCATAAAGACGAGATGATATTGGATTTGGATTATTCAATCTAGTTCCAGTTAGGTCTGGTGATGCGTCTTCGATTGTTCCGTCACCTGATAATCCGCCTCCATTTATCTGTAACCCTGATCCATTTACGTCTTCTTCATCTTCTTCATCATCTTCATCATCTTCATCCATTCCCATTAAAAACGACATCATGTCGGTTTGGTTTGGATCTAATTGTTGTGGTTCTTGTGCAAGATTATCAACACCATCAACTGTAGATGATTCTATAATAGATGGTTGGATAATGGATGGTTGGACAATATCAGTTAGGGTTGTTCCTAAATCTGGTATTGTAAACGTCTCTTTCCCAGTGCACATATCCGTTGGAACAATAGATGGTTGTTGGGAAATACGTATAAAAGAATCAAGATATATTTTCAATGTATCTAAATATTTTAGAGATGTTATCCCAGAAACTTCAAGTTTTACATTGGTTGACATCTTCTCTTGTGTGACATAAATAGGGAATCCTGGACTGTTTGTTATCAATTGACGATTTGAAGAAAACATTGCGGATGAGATTTCTATTCCACTTAAAAATGTTGTAACTTTTTCGGTTGCGACATCTTCTTTCATACCAAAATCATCGATTAATCCTTTTATGATATCTCTTGGATTATCCATATTATTCACCCTTTCAATTATGTATGCTGTGTACGCCGACATATCGTTATAATTGGATACTCTTCTAAATCGCAATATTGTGTTGGTGCCAGGACTATTCATATCACGAACCTTTCCTGTAACACTTACATCAATAACAGAATTAATGCATTTTATCGCACGTTTAATATCAAATGTCTTTTTTTTAGGAATGAGTGTTGTATATGTTATTGACATTATATTAGTGTCTGCTGATTCAATTCCTGAGAATGTGGGTGTTACATAACCATTAATCTCCATATAATCATTGATTGGATGGACAAATGTCTCAGAAGCATTTCTGAATATTGTATCGATTTCACTAATTGTCATTGGTTCATTTATATCCATTGACATTCCGATGATACCTGAAATATTTATAGTTACAATTACCTCTACATTTATTTCCTTGAATGGTACATTTATATATATAGTTATACTCTTGGGTTGGTTTCCCAATGTCCTTACCAGATCTAATATCACAGATTTTGAAATATGTGGTATCTTGTCGCCGTTAGACGTTCTTTTCGATGAATATAATCTGTAAATATTTTCTTGTGATTTGCCCGGATTGTATTTAACCAATGGACATTCTTGGGTTGAATGTATAATTTTGAATATATTATCGATTGGTATATGATTTGATATGTGAGATGTACCAAATGATATCTTTATACCAGTTATGCCTGTTTGTAAGTAGTCAATTTCATATGCTCGTTCATCATATATATTATGCATTGACCTGACAATTAAGTCCTGTCTTTCCCATATTGGGTCTTTAATCATTTCGGATGTTTTTTCAAGCAATTCATCGTATCTTGAATCTAATAGTTCAATGGTTGTTATACTCTGTTTGTATAAAAGGGGGAAATACAACCCTATCATGACATCTTGTGATATACCGCGTTCATCTGATATGTTAATTGCATCCTTCGCCATACGAATATAAATGGTATCATCTACAAGTGCACCATAATCCATCAATAATAATTTATCTGTTACATTTACCATTTCGGTATAATGCTGTTGTGTTATGGTATCAATCGACTCAATTGAGTATGGATCGACAACATATATCGTTTTTGTGTTATTGGTTTGTGTGGTTATTCCTAGAGGAATTAGTATGTGATACTCACCTGATATACCAAGGTCTACTATATCGTCATATGTAAATATTGGTATGTCCCGGATGGGGTTGTGTATGACATCTGGTATATTGGTTATAAATTTCATCAAATTATCACGATTAATATCATATTTCCCATTTTTAGATAAACGATTATATACATATTTAGTATCAATGTGCATTGTATTCACCCCGAAAAGGTAGAGTTCATCATACGATATCACTACATCAATACCTGCTATAAATTTCTTCTTTAATGTCTCTATCGTGTCGTCGTCATATATGATCGAACTCACAAAAAATATATTGTTTCCATTTGATTTTAATATTTCTTTGTCTTTTGTTGTGATAACATCGTCGAAAATAGGATCATCCTTTTTACGTCTATACACTTCATTTAGATCTGTTGCTTTTGATAATTCGCCGACAAATATATAAATTCCTTTATATATTCCATCGTCGATTACTACCCGTTTGTATTTCATATAATTATTATATGTTATGATAATTATAATTTAAGTTTAAATTCATCTCGTTTACTTTCTCCTTCTTGTAAGTGGTCGTTTGAACTTTTTATTTTTTGATTTCGTTCCGTATATACGTTTCATTTTCCGAAATGTTTTCGGAAAAGACGTGACAGTTTTTGAAATATGTTTCGGTACAAACAACTTATATAGTCCATATACCACCACTTCATTCATCTTTTTTGCATCAAATGTCATATATAATATAACAATATTTAATTGTAATCATAGTATGGGTTGTCTGTTATCTTCATACCGCAATAATTCTTTGGTTTTTTTCTATAATCTACTGGTTTGTATACACCAACCTCTTTTGAAATCTTCAACAAAAATTTAAAATTTGTCCAGAATTCATCACCATGTCCAATCGACTTTGTTGCTATGTGCGCCAACTCATGTATTGCAACAAACATCAATGTATTATCATCTATTAGACCCCCATTAGATGTTTTATTGTTATTTAGACAAAATGCCAATTTTTCTCCTTTATTTTCACTGTACGCAGTGTATTCGCTTGTTGGCAATGTCTCCGCTATTTTTTTTGGATTGAACCCGTCCTTTAATCTTTTGATGCATTGTTTGTTGGGGTACTTCTTCCACGCATATTTTACTAGTTTTTCCATTGATAGTGTCGCACGAGCAAGTTTATCTGCTGCAGCGTCCACGTTTTTCCTCTCTCGTACACAATATTTTTTTCCATTTACTCCAGATACTATACATTTTAGATTATAATGGTCACTATCAGTGTATAGTTTTATAGACAATACAACTACAAATATCAGGATTACGTATAAAATTGTATAGTCACGCATATATATTATTTATACATTATTAGTTAGAGCAACCGAGTTCAAGAGGAACACGCATAAGGTCTGGTTCAATTGTAGTTTGATTCCAGACACTTACGTTATTTGTAGGGTTGGGGATTTCAGACCGGAGTTGAAGGTTCGCGTTTCTAAGAGTTCCTGCAACAGTATCTATACCACTATTCCATGCTGCTTTGAGTAAATTAGGGTTCGCCTCGGTTGGGTTCATTTTAGCAAATTTGGTATTCTTATCATTTGGGAGTAATTCAGACGGATCACTCATTTGCGCTCCATTTGCAGTTATGCTGGACGAATCTCCGACTCGTGCATAAGTGTCACATTGACTACTCTGTGTCGGAGTTGGTCCAGTAGGTTGCTGACTAGGTGCACTAATGTCCTGATCATCGTATTCATATTCGTCATCGCCTTCCGTTGCATCCAACGTGTCGATGATTTCACATTTAGATTTAGAACCTTTAGATAAAAGGTATCCTATGAAAAAAATCGCCAATCCGAATCCAATTAATATAATAATTTTGTCTTCAAACATCTTTTCTTTCATATACTCTTTACTAAGAAAAGATTATATTATATGTTTACTAAATTATAAATGTTCATCATCGGAATCGTCTGATATATCTATATCAGTTACCATATATCTCATTTTTATGTCTTTTGCCTTTAGATATGCATCAATTGCTTGACGCCTATATTCCTTTGCCTTTTTTTTTTCTATTTTGTATAATTGTTTATAAATTTCAGTTGGATTTGTTAATTTGACCGTTTCTGATTGATTTGGTTCATCAATTGTAACCTCTTCTAATTCAGAGGATAAACTAGCAACTGGAATATCTTCCTCTTTACCTACATTATGGAACCGCAATTCAGGCAAATTTCTTATAATTCTGGACAAAACACATTTAATAGAAAAAGAATCACTTTTGCATAATATGTGGTCTATACTTATTTCTGGTGAAAATGGTCTATTTTCTGATGAAACAATATCATATATTTCTTGTGACATTCTACAAGAAATTGTAAAATAGGAACCAAATTCCCTTATAGAAGATTGGGTTAATAGTCTTATATCATTCTTAGTTAAATGTTGGTCCAACCATTCATCCTGATTTTCGTAAATTTTTTTCTGAATGATTTTCTCTACATTTACCACATCCTCTATACTATCTTTATTGTATTTGAAAATAATATAGTCGTCACCGGCGATGTCATATGATATATATGATGGTAATGCAATTAACACTTTATCTGTTTGGTTCATCCTTACGTCTATTATACATCCATAACCTTCTACTTCATATGGCGCCGATAATGTTATTGAATCACACTTATCCATTGGTATTCCAAACAAAAAAATACGATTTTTATAACTTATGAAAATGTAAAGTAAATATATATGCAGAAGAGTATATTGCAGCAATGCATGGATATATTGAATCGCGATGACATAAAGGTTGAACTTCGACAATTAACGAGGAAAATTGTCGATCTTACCATAATAGAATTATATCCATATATATATCTATTGTTGGCGATAGTCATATCTAGTTTAAGTCTACAAGTGTGGACTGCAGTTAAATTAACACAAATTCCCTAATAAAAAATAAATGTTTATATTAATGAAGGACAAATCAAATGGTTCTATAGACACTGATATAAAAGGTAATATAGTATCGGGTGATTTTAATGCCGTGCCTTGTGGGCTCGTTGTTGACATACATAAAAATACATTATCTCGTCCAGTAAAGGAAATGGGGGTAATACCTACTTATATTTACGATAAACTTTTTTTAAATGCGCAATATAATCCATCAAAGGCGGGTCGCAGAAATAAAAAGGGTCCATCAACACTAAAACAACGCAAAGTTAAGAAGAATACAAAAAAGGATATTAAAGATTAATACATTGACCATTTAATTTGATTGAATGGAGCTACACTGATGCGATCAATAGACCCATTAACATTATCACCTGCATTTACCGATTCATCTACATCTGGTTCTGGTGTTACATTGGCAACATTCATTTTAACCATATCCGAAGGTATAATCCCAGGTTTTCGACCATAACAGTTTGCGCCGAATTTAATGTTTGGATTTGCAATGTATCCACCATTTACACCGGGTCTTCCACAATCATGTCTGTGTCCGGGTATAGTTTGTAACTTCGCCCATGTCTCGTATTGTGTAGGAAACAACGCCATTTGATTGGCGGACCACCCGTATCCACACCATTCACCGCCCTTTTTATATGCCTTATATATTTCCCTCCAATTCGCTAATCGTCCACCATATGAATTGCATACATTCCACGCTTGTCTGTAGTTATATTTATTATTGGCAACATGAAATACCTCTTCGTCATCAGTGTTTTCATCATCAGTGTTTTCATCATCAGTGTCTTTATCACTCTTATGATGTTTCTTCTTCTTATTCTTCTTATTCTTTTTATTCTTGTGTGTATTTGTTGTAATTACTATATCAAGTTCTGTACCATTTGTTTTATTTACATTTCCTGAAATGTTTATCCTGTAATAATAAAAAAGTGCCAATGACATTATAATAATGAAAAGGGTTACAAATCCAGAACCAGAACTACTAGATGACGACATTTCACTTTCACCTGTAAACGACCACGCAACCATCATCATAATCATTAATATCGTTATAAGTATAATCATAATTGTCAATGTATTCATATGTTTGAAGTATCTATATACGCTGTCCATCTTCATATTATATTAAAACATTCTATTTTATAGACGTCTATAAAAAAAACAATATGCTGCATTGGTTACAACATTATTGTTCTTAATCATTGTGACAGACGTGTCGTTGAAGTTGTACCATACATCGTTTACATTTACATTGGATGTATAATGACCACCATTTGCATTTCCAACATGGTTACAAATCCCGTATAATGTATACTGATACGTTCCCTTTCCTACTATTATATTTGATAAATCAATGCTCATATCCGCATTTACAAGTGTGTTGATCTTGTCTCCTCTATGATTCCATCGATTCAAATGAATAATCAGAATATTTGGTGCATGTACTATATGCACGTGTTTTACGGCGTCAACCTTTTTGCCAGTGGTTGGATGTTCATATGAATTATCACCTGATAATAGTTCGGGTTTGCAGTAATTTACAATACAATCATAAACACTTGATACATTGTGAATTGGGGTAGATATACTTAAAAATGGTTCTGCTCTGGTTGATAATATGTTTCCGGAAGTATCTACCATTATATTTATATGGACTCCATACAATAGTGGCAAAATATCTGAATATTCTCCCTTGAAATTCGAATAAATCGTTTTATTATATATATCCATTTCTATATCATTCGTGCATTTAGTTGGTTGCGACACCTCTTTAGAAATAGACAAATGAAACGTTTCTATGATAAACATTAGCAACTCGTGTGTATCATTTTGTTGAAACGATGAAAACGTTCTGTCCTTATGATGTGAAAGTTTATGTAAATATGATATAAAATTTCTAGGGACAATTATCCCTTTATTGTCGCTCCACAATAAGTTCCTTATTTGTATCCATGATTCTGTAAATTTCTTCTCTATATTATAAGAATTATTTTCAGTCGTGTTTAATATTCCAACTAGTTCTGGTGTATGAGACAATATTTGTATAATAGAGTTAATATAGCATGTATTTCCGATATTCGCCAATCCCATTAATCCATCAACCATATATTACGATGTATTATATTTAAACAATTGTATCTATATAATATTATGGATGATAATCAACGGTTAGTTACCCGTTCACCAATGGATATTTATAGTGCAAATACTAGAGTATCACAGACTATAATGAGTCAGATGATTAATCTTATGAACATACAAGACGCGAGATTATTTACACTTTTAACTCAACAAAACAACAACGTAACTACAACGACAACTGCCACCAATACAACCAATCCGGTGGAACAATATATAAGAGAGTTATTTATAAATTCGGGGATCGAACTGGATTTTAGAGTTAATGATGGAGAAGCGACCACACCGCGTCTAACACAACAGCAAATAACGAGTGCAACCTCACAAGTTACTTATGCATCTATCGTCGAAAACGATGAAAATGTATATGATACATGTCCTATAAGTCAAGAACCTTTTACACCTGATACTAATGTCACAAGAATTAATCATTGTGGACACCATTTCTCCACATTCGCAATTAACAGATGGTTCGAAATGAATAGTAGATGTCCAGTTTGTAGATATGATATACAGGATGATTCGCAACCGAATACACCAACACTCGATAATGATAACGATCATTCATCTTCTGATCCAGATACTCCGTAAATATATTGTTTATATATATAATGAATGATGTACTTACTAGACTAAAAGTTAGAAAATCATTTGGTGGATCATATAGTTATATTAGTGCGACGGCGAACAATACTGGTTCTGGGTCTGGTTATGTTTCTATAATGAGAATTAGAACGATAACAAAGGAAATGGTTAGAGGTACCAATTGAATATAAATATAAATACTTATAGAGATAACGATGTGGTATAACTATATGATATCTGTTGATTATCGTGAAGTTGACCTTATCAAGGAATTAAATAGATTATCGTCTTCGAACGAAAAATGGAAGACGATAGTCATTAGAGAAGATAATTTACAGATTGGTGACATAAATGTTTGTAACGATGTGGGCGATATAAAATTAATCGTAGAGCGGAAAACGATTAAAGATTTGGCGTCTAGTATAGAGGACGGTAGATATAAGGAACAAGGATTTAGACTTGATGCATCTGTTACACACAATCATAACATTATATATATGATTGAAGGTGATATCATGAAATATAAACCATATAGGAAAAGTAGGATAGATCGTGATGCGATAATGTCTGCACTTACAAGTATTCATTACTCAAAAGGATTCTGTGTATATAAGACGATTTCGGTTGAGGAATCTGCAACTTGGTTGTTGCAAATGGTCTTGAAAATTACAAAGGGGAAACTATGTTCGTTTTATGAAAATCCAGATTTAAAAACCGATTATGTTGACGCGGTTCACAAAACAAAGAAAAGAGATTTGAAAATGGATAACATGTTGCAAATCATACTTTGTCAGATACCAGGCGTTAGTTGTTCGATATCAAAGGTTATATGTGAAAAATATAAAAGTATTCCTGCATTAATTGACGCTTTGAGGAATGATATGAATGTACTTGACGATTTGAAAACCACGACAACGACTGGCAAAAAAAGGAAAATATCAAGCAAAACTATTTCTACATTAATCGAATGTATGATTGATTGTGAAAAGTGACAGATATAAATATATATATAATTAATATATGCCATCATTATTTGTCATTGTAACATATAGTATACTTGGATATTCCCTTCTTTACATCATTGTTCTTATGTATATACCATCGTGCATTGGTGTTATCGCACCTTGGCGTACCAAGTCTAAGGAGGGAATGAACAACGACGACAGGTTGAGACCTACACATAAAGAGACATATGAAACTGTAAAAAAAAATAAGAATAGACAACGATCCGAACTGACTCCTGATGAGGACGGTATTTATATGCAATTAATAACTGAGATCGAGTCATCACTGGAACCTGCATTATTTAGATATATATTCGAGAATGCAGACTCTATAACATCCGCCCCTATGTCAGACGATTCTATATCGAAAATATCTAAGATAAATGAAGTTAGTAAATTTATAGAGTATATTGGTGCATATCCTCAGATATTGAAAAATATGGGATAATATTCAATAGTCTGGAACACCTTCACTCATGTCATATGGGGATTTAAATGGTTTGTATACATAAATCCCTTGTGCGTTCACAATTTCCTTTAAATACACAACTGGACATTTTATTCCATAATTATCTTGCCATTTTGTATACAATGTATATTCATCCAATGAACTAAATATCATTGGGTTTAGTGATGGGATCTCAGGCATTTTTGAATTGTATAGATAAAATGTTCCACCACTATCTATTAACAAATCCGGACACATTTGTATCGTGTTTGTTTTTGAAATATCTGTATATTCTATATCATCTGTATCACTACCTTTTTTGAAAAGAATAATAAGTAGGTACACGATTATGATAGGTATAATTATAGAGAATACTAGTATATTCATATAAACGTCCATCTTATATATTCATTATAAAAAACATATTTACATAGAGTATAATGGTATTCTATATTTTAGATAGTGAAGGTATCGGTAAATTAGGTACACCAAAGATTAATCTTTTGGATGACCTAGAATTCACTAGTCCTGGTATAGAACGTTCAATAACCCAAACAATATCCGATATCACTCAGTCACCTTGTATGGTACGTATTCACAGCAAGCAATGTGGGCATTGTTTGAACATGGAGAATGATTACCGAGCACTTAATATGGATTCGTTAAATGGTATTATGAATATAATGGATATAGAAGTCTCTTCTGATGCATACAGAAATCATAATTCGGAGTGGGTTTCTGAAACGATGGATAAACCAGTTCCGCATATATTCATTATGAAAAATGGTGAAATTATCGATGAGTATTCCGGCGACAGGTCAACAGCAGACATGTCTAGATTTATGAATAGACACGTATCATTCGATAAATCTGCAGATAAACCTGCATCAAGCAAATTTACACATTTACCTTCTAGTATATCGGTTCAAATGAAACGAACTGCTAAAAAACGCAGACGTAAAAAAAATACTAAGAAACAAAAGAGTGGGAAGAAGAAGAAGAGACGCAGATCGACATCTAAGCGCTCTTCTTATGGAAGAAGTGGGTTATAGATGCCTTCCCGGTTTTAATATTTATTTTATCGTGGATTTTTTTGAGACATTCATCAAATAGTAGTATTTTAACCTCTTTATCTCGATATGACTCTATTTTTTTACTCATTTGTGATGCATCTAATCCGTCCATTTTCAATTTATAACGTAAATCTGCCATTTCCTTATGCCATTTATCCATATTGGATTTTCGGTCTAAAAATCCGGGTAATTTTTCTAGAACAAGACTAAATATTTGTATGACAGGTTTCATAATTTGATTTGTGATGTAATGTGTGTAATCAATCGTTAGTTTATTTTCATAAATAAATTCCGGAGTTTCTATGCGTTCTCCTTGTAATGTAGTACTGGTTTTTTTTGATATGTAAACGAATGCAACTCTGTCGCCTACACCAGGTTTATTGCCCGGGTCACGTGAACCAATTCTGTCCGCCAAAACCTTATGTGCAATCTGATCTGGGTTTGCGTATCCAGAACGAAGTGATTTTGTAATGATTAGTTTCCCGATAGGAACAGTTCCATTTGCCATTTCGTCTAAACATTTCTTTAAGAATATGGATGCACTTTCAATATCCTTATTGTTCATCAAGATATCTACAATACCACCGTAGATATCTTTAACGATTGGTGCATTATCTCTTCTTTTCAATACAATACCCATTGATTTCCTCTTGCATTTATTAAGATCATGTTCATACATCATACCAACATATCGTTTTTTGGATAACAAACAGAATGGGTGAAATGTTTTCTCGTATTCTAGATCGTGTGGTTTCTTGAGAAACATTGTCGCCAATCTCCCTGCTTCTTGTGCAAGTTCAATTGTAATATCAAGTGCTTCCATTCCAATAATTGGTGTACCATCTAGTTTGCGTGGATTAAATTTAAAGAATACTGAATCGGTGTCACCATATACATACTCGGCGTCTGTCAGAATAGTTCCATGATTTCGTGTGACGACCTCTCTGTCCTTGTATGCATTTTCAATTACACGTTTCGCGTATGTTAATAGTTTTCGTCCAATTGAAGTTGTAGATGCGGCGCAGTCTTTCTCGTAAAATGCACTTGTTTTTGCACCAGTTTGACCATAAAGAGAATTTGCTGTAATTTTGATACTATTTTGGCGTTTGTCTAATACATTTTTCATAAAATCATCTTTTTCTTGTGGAATTAATTTTCGGGTTGCTTTCCTCGCCTTCAACAATTCCTCTAGGATAGATGGCATAACTGATTTTACTCCGCTCTTATCTTGGGCGAATCTGCATATTTTATACCCACATTTTACTTTTTCAAGGGCGGATTTCTCGTTATTGTTTCTGCGGCGCCACATATATGTATCATATTGTATGTCCACATAATCATAATCGGGTAGATTATCGTATATGTATGTACCATTTTCATCCATTTCACCCGTTTCATTTATCAATGTGCCCTGAAGATTATATTCCCTTGTTAACACTTTACTATCGTGAGATATATTTTCACTAATCATACTAGAAGGATAAAGTGAACTGTAATCAACACACGCGACAGGGTCGTCCATATATAGACTGCATTTAGGGTCGAGAACAATCGCCCCTTCATAACCATCATCGTAATTTGGTTTGTTCACGACCGGCATTAATGTATCCTTTTCTCTGCACTTCTTTGCAATGTAACTTGTCAGTTTTATACCTTGACCTCTAAGGACAAGAAATTCCATAGGAACACTACACAGTTTCGACATTTCACTAAATCCTGTAAGGACATCAATCTTTTTCAATAAGTTTTGAACAAGGTTGCAATCCTGAATACAATACTTTGCGATAATAGACCTTTCTTCTGGACCCTCGTTTGTCATTCTAAATATATCTTGTGGTGTAACATCGTCCTTTGCTATACCCCACCTTACTTTTTTTGTCATATCTGGATATTCCATTCCGTCTATGACAATAAATCCAGATGGATCGATAGCAACGATGTTAAATTTTGCGCCATCTTTGTAAGAATCAGTTGAGTGTCCTTCCTCATCTATATTAATATAGTTACCCACTTCTAATCCGGTTATATTTTTAGTAAATAGTCTGGTTGTGTTGGTGTCCGGGTCTTGCGAAATTTTTGTGATATAATCACCAATAAAGTATCCTGATACGTAATCCAATTTATATTTTGATAATTGGTATTCTCTCCTCAAATAATTATAAAGGTCAATTTGTAATCTCCCAGTCATTTTCGGATATTTTAGATCGTGTTGACCACTTGCAAGAAAGATTGTTGAACCGTCAAGTGCATACTCGTTTGTTTTCCAGTCCTTTTTGACCGATAATTCATTACGATTTCTTCCAAGAATCATGAACTTGTCGACGATTCCCAATTCTTTGGCGCGTTCAAATAGAAACGTGTAATCAAAACCAAAGATATTATATCCTATAATAATGTCAGGGTTCTCTTTTTGAATTATATTTTTCCAAGCAAGAAGGACGTCGCGTTCACTTTTGTAACTTTCAAGAACAGCGTTCGGAACGTCCTTCATTTCATTGCACGTATTTCTGGCGATACAATGGTTAAGATATGGTTTATTGTCCCCGTTTTTAATAAATGTTGAACCAATAAATGTGACAATATCACCTTCCAATTGTGGGAATACCTTTCCAAGTGAAGTTGTAATCTCGAGTAATTTTGTATCTCGGGGTGCATTTGTATCCTCCAATAACTGAATGATTTTATATTTCTTTCCGTATCCTCGTATAACCTTTTTCTTCATAAAATCATATTTACCGGTAGTATCTTCCATGTTACATTCACCATTTTCTTCGCCGTTGTTTAGATTGATTGGTTCATTTAATTCTTCATATTCGTTTTTGGATGATGATAGTTTCATATCTACAAATTTATCAACAAGTTCCACTAATTTTTCATAGGTATGATTTTTCTTTGGGAATACCTTATCAATCCCTTCAACTGGATGCGACGAATGGTCGAACGCCGTCATAATAATGTTTTTAATGTAATCCATTGGGTCACGTTTACCTATGTTGCGCCATGCATCTAATATATTTGTCGATAGTTTCCTGTAAGTTTTAATCGCCAGAGGGAAATCACCATGACTACTACTTGCCTCAATGTCAAAACTACAGATCTTATATGGAACATTTGTTTCTTTATGAGGAACAGATATAATATCATTGTACTTGATAGTGAATTCATACTTACAAGTTGTTTTATTGGTGGTTTCGCGTTTACATCTGGTTTTAGGTAAGGATATCCATCCAGATGGACTAATTGATTTGATATGAAACATTCTTAAGATGGGTGGAATCTGCGCCTCATAAATGATAGTATCCATGTATCCATCTGGTGCTAGGTCTTTTCTGTATTCTCCATTGTACACGCCAGATATATACCAAAGATCTTTGACCTTTTTAAATGCAATCTCACTTGTGAAGTCTATTTTTAGAAACAGATGTTTTTTACCTCCATCAAATCCATATAATTTCTTCATATTGATGAAATTACTTCCATATACATCACCAACATATTTGGCGTCAATGTCACATTTAATCTGTTCCATAAACGCCAACCTATCTGATTCCTCCCAATCATCAGGAATCTTTACATAAAAGTATGGTTTATAATCTGTAACTAATATCGAAGCAGTCTCGCCTTTACTATTTATACCGAACATCTGTACAATGAATTTATTATCTTCATTTGGTCCTGTAATTGAGTCATATGGATTGAATGACAATAATTTGAATGAATACTGGAGTACGACGCTGCTCATTTTATACTACAATGATATCACATATAAAGTTTCAATTTTAATCGTTAAATAAAAATTGAAATAATCAGGTTCTATACACATATTATGTAAAAGATGTCAATCGCTACGTTCACTGACAACACTCCTGTATCCGAATGGGGCATCATAATGCGTGATGAAATGTTTGGAATGTATCACGCGGAAATTGTTCGAATTCATAAAAACGTAGAATCAAATATGCGAGATGATATTCGTTGCGCTGCATGCGATAAAGCAATGTGGGATTTAAGTGCAGACATTATGCTATATGGGAGTGAACCCAATAAGGCGATTATGATGGTTGAAGCAGAAAAATATGGGTATATTTGGAACAAGTCCCTTAGAAAGTGGAGCGCATGAAGTATTTAGAAATCAGGAGCACTTGTTAATACAGTTAAATTTTTTTTAACTGCATCAATATTGGTATCTGTGTACATTGATATATACGATGCAGCAACACATGCAATAAATACCACGACACCTTCCTTTACTAGTTGTTTTGGAGGCAATGCATCATCTGGCGAATATTTAGAATATGCACTTCTAATTATAACATACAATACTGCTGTAATAGCGGCGTGAATAAACTGCTCCATATAATGAATATACCTAATGATATTTCTTATATATAACGCATAATTTATAATTCCTCAATGTCTAACAAATCTAATGTAACTTCATCCGGAGCGAGATTATCGGTAACATACTCTATATCATCTAGAGGCATTGATATGTTATCTCCTATTGATATATTGAATTCAGAATCACTTAGATCATCGGGGTCTTCGGGTACATGGGGTTTTTCGGTTATCGTTTCCACCTCCTTTACTGTACCATCAACCGATTGTTCATTTGAGACATTGGAAATAGTCAATTCTGTGGATTTAACTTCATTGTCAGTCTCATTTACTTCAACCTTTACAGGGTTGGTATCAAGTGAAGGGGTTATATCTTGTGTCACGGCATCTTCAATTAGATTGGGTGTATTATTTTTATCGTTTTCTACGTTAGAATCATCCAGATTAGGTTCATATTCTTCCTCTTCATCCTTTTCTAGATATGCTCGAAGAAGGTTCTCAATTGGAATACTTTCGTTAATTGTCTCAAGTATAGACGATTTAACAATGTTGTCTATATCCGTGTAATTTCTTTGTGTATCTAACGATGGTATGCCAACTTCAAACAGATAAATACTGTTGTAAAGTTTCCTGGCAGTATGAATATAAACCATATGAATAAATTTTGATAAGTTTGGTATGTCAATATCAATCTGTTTTTGTTTTTTTCCAGCGCGTATACACGTTAACGCTTTTAAATGCACAATATGAACACACGATATCATCTCGTCTATATATGAACATTTGGAATGTTCTACAATTCTATCTTTTTCTTTGTCAATAATGTTCTGATTCCAGTTTGGAATTCTAGATAAAAACGTCTGCATTGTCATTAGGTATTTATCTGGTTCCTTGGATGAATTACATACATTTACAGATTCATTAAAGATAGACTTGAATCCATCTACGATACAAGGTGTCAACGTCTTTAATAATGTCATACACCATATATTTTTGGATTCTGTTAATGACGCGAGCGTATAATCATCCATATATCCTGTTATAATATTTTATATTGTTTTTAGAAACGTAAAAGAGTAATTTAAAATATACCATATAATATATCTCTCGTTTGGTATATTATTTGTATCTTTTTTTAATTTAAATATACATTTAAATAATTCCGAATTGTGTTCATTTGTATCTATAATATAACGTATGATATCATTGGATTCATAACACATATTATATAATTTATACGATAAATCCAATATAGAAATGTCGTCAGGGTTACAAGTATTTATTAATTTCGTGAGGGTCTTGTAATTGGAATAATGAGGTTTTGCGATTGCATTCATGTGACCAATTTTATATGTATGAAGATTTACATATTCTCCCTTTATCAATGGTAAACTTACGTATATGGAACAAAATCTTGATATAATTGGATTAATCAATCTAGAATAATCTTCTATAACAATAAAAAATCTCGTGTTGTTATATATTTCTATACAACGTCTAAGAACCGATTGTGCATCATCCGTTAATTCATCTGCATGATCGAGAACAACCGTTTTAGAAAATCCCATTGAATTACTAGGTGTATTGGTCTTAACGAACATCTTTATTTCATCACGTATAAATTTGATACCATTTGATTTCGCACAGTTTGTCACAAAGACGTTATTTTTAATATTATCCTTGTTATTTTCATATATGTCACATATGAATTGTTGTAAGAGACTGCTTTTTCCTGATCCACTACGTCCATAAAATATTATATTGGGAATATTTTTATTTTTTATAAAATTTCCCAGCATATCCTTTATATTTCTGTGTATATCCATTTCATATAATAATTAGTATATTCTTAAATATTATATTAAAGTATATTAAATGGCATCCACACGGTTCAATAATGATACTGCTAGAATTGAGAAATATCTTCAGGAATCAACTGGACCCGGTCGATACGCACTTAATGTACCCGGAAATGGTCTATATATGCCATTTAATGAGGATCCACATATACGGCTGCAAAAATGGGGAGCAAATGAAAGCAAACATAGAATAGATATAGAAAACGAACTTTTCTCAATGCAACGTGGTGCCAACCGCGACTTATTGTCACAACAATACGACAAAACATACAAAAATAAACTGAGTACGCATAATTATTCAGTTGTGAATAGTCAGACGGATGAGACCCGAGCAACCAATCCTGCTTGGAATATACGGGACATTGATATTAGACAAGATGTTGTATTGCAACTAAATCCACAGGAAAATCTAGAATATAAATTCAACCATAATATAAACACTAGAAATGTTGAGGTTGATAATTATGTACCCCATTACCCAAATGTATCGGATAATAACAATACGCCTTATTGCAACTGGGAAAGTGTTAATATAATTGGTTCTGTAAATCAAAATAATATATAGTTACATATATAATGGAAGCATTAGCGTTTGTATTTCTAAGTGGTCTTTATATAGTATCCAACCGAGATAATACCACTTCGGAAACTTTTGTGAATAGTACCGAGGATACATTGGAAGTTAATTATCCGGTGGTGAACCATTCCGAAAATAAGAGGGAGCATAGACAACATACCGATAAATATTTCAATGGTACCAAGTCCGCAGAACCACCGGTTGGAGGCAAACCTTTCATTGGATTGACAGGTGAAGCAATTAATACAAGTAATTTCAATCATTCAAATATGAAACCTTTTTTCGGGGGGAAAATTAAGGGAGGTTCGTACACGAATAATTCAGAGTCTTTACTCGATAATCTACAAGGAGGTGGTTCACATGCAGTGCATAAATCGGAACAGGCGCCATTATTTAAACCACAAAAATCAATGTCTCACATATACGGTGCTCCAAATGATACCGATTTTATGCGGTCTCGTGTGAACCCATCGATGCGAGCGTCTAATACGAAACCATGGGAAGAACAGCGCGTAGCACCTGGATTGGGACAAGGATACACAAATACATGCAGCAATCTCGGGTACAATAATGGAATGGAACATCGTGATAAATGGTTACCGCCAACAGTAGACCAATTGAGAGTTGACACGAATCCAAAACAAAGTTATGATTTATCCGGATATGAGGGTCCAGCAGGGGCGCACATAAAAGAATATTGTGATGTAAAATCCCAAGGTACTATAGAGAAAAGAACACAGGATACTGATTATGAACTGGGACCCGGCAGATGGTTTACGACAACAGGACAAGAGAAGGGACAACCTGTGAGAGGAACAAAAATAATGCAAGACCAGAACAGAAGCGACACAACACGAGATTATTACGGAAACACGACAAGACACGAATCCGCAACCTATGTAACTGGAGATAGTTCTCCGGTTCATCGGCAACAATTGAAAACTCTTGACAATGCACCACCAAACGCGATGGGAAAGGGGGCGTCGCTTGACACAGACCACGGCAAGAGTTCATACAATAGTCTACCGAATAACAGACAAACAACAAGAAATGAACCCAACCTAGGAAGTGCATATGGTACGATAAAGGCAATCGTTTCACCAATGATGGATATGGTACGAAACACCAAAAAGGAAAATTTTATCGATCATATGAGACCGGTTGGAAACGTGCAGGCAGGGCGCACTAATTCTCATCTATATGATAAATCAGATAAAACCAAGGTAACAATTAGAGAACAGACTGGAGATATGATCGGGGGAAATTACCTCAATGTGCAAAATCAAGATTCGGATGCATATATGGTAACAGAAGTCCAACAATTATCAGGAAACAGAAGTGAAATGAATGTAGATTATGTCGGTAATGCTGGACCAAGCGGGTCAACAGAAATTATGAATTATGACGCCGCGTACAGACAAAATAACAATACGAAAAAAACGCATTATAATAGACCCAATCAAGGAGGTATGTCAATGCTAAATCACAAATATAATATGAATGTCACAAAGGATGATAATTCTCAATATAGAAAACCCGCGCCGCGGTCAAGTATACAATATGCACCCGATAAAGAAATATTGGGCGTAACATCTTATGTACCCGACTTTGTAGATATCAATGAAAATAAACGCAATGATCCTAATTTGTTAAAAGCATTCAAGGAAAATCCTTTCACACAAAGTCTAAATAGTTATTGAATTGAATATGCGTGACATATTGATTGCTTCTTGGTTGACATTGTCCTTCCTGAATATTTTTTTTATAGTATCCATATCACGAAAACGTATGCTATAAACATGATCTGCTTTATTCCTGCCTACTCTGCCAATTGCTTGGATTATTTTCTCTTGTGTCATGTCCGATAAATCTTTGGTAATAAATGAATGACAAAACTGATAATTTGTACCATATATAAAGTCTTGTCCTGCAACTATCATATATAATTTCTGATTGGATGCCAATTCCTTCATTATTTCCATATACTTTGTATTTTTGAAATTCATAAAAACACCTATTCCCATAAGAAGTAATAATTTCCATTTCGTCTCAATGTCGTCCATCAACATAATAGTCTCCGTAATTTCTTCACTTATGTCACACGTAAACGAATCCTTTTGTGGATGGTCCGACCTCACATACCGCATCATATGGTCATATGTATTGGGTATGTAAACAGATGGTAGTTTTACTGGTCTTATCTGTTTCACTAGTTTGTTTAATTTATCCCTCAATTCAGAAACCTCTGGATTACCCCTATCGTTTGTTAACTTTTTATTATTGCCGGATACAATATCTTTCATTGTCTTATCTTCAATCTTACTTTCAATGTTTCGTATCTCTTTTGATATTGAATTATTCTTATTTATGTCTTGTATAATTTTCTTCACCACCGATGCAGGTATATTGGCGTCTTTCAAACAATAATTTGATATCTTCTCAACATCGTTGGTTATGCATATGGTTGGTCCATATGTCAACGTGTGTGAATCACGTGTTGTTACATGAAACGTATCTGGATATCGTGGGTTATTATTTGTATGCATATATAGGTAAATCTCTCCCCATTTTTCCGGGTATATCGCTTCAAGTAAGTCGAGATAATACAATTTTATATTTGTAATTGTCATATCATCCATACACGTGATTGCATCTTCGAGGTTCGTACATTTGTGATATAGACTGAATGTATAATGCATAATGTATATGAACTTTGTAACCTCGGTTAGATCTATATAGGACAATAATGTTTTTTTATCTCTGCAGTGAGAAATTGAACATAGCATCTCGTTGTGGTCTTCAAATAATAGATGGGGTGCGTAGACGTTCCCATCTGGACCTACGATGGGAATACTTTTTCCGGAATTCTCGCCCTTTATTGATACAATTATGGGATTAGGAAATCTATTCTTGAAATCATTAAACGTTTGAGATAATTCGTGATCATTTGGCAATGTTGCAGACGATAATACAATATTAGGTATAATATTGTCAATCCATATTTTACGGATCTCTTCGTGTATGATATGCGTATGGTAATCCATTGTTATTGTTGGTTCGTCCCAATATAAAACAATATCTCGCTTATCATTGAACTTCATCATATAGTTCATAGAATGCAGATATGAACCAATATCAGTTATCATAATCTCAACATTTATCCCATTTTTATTATCAACGTTTCTTATTCTACCCGATTTATTATCCTTATTAAAATCCTTTGCTGCAAAATAATGCAACCGAATATCATCCTCTGATTCACATCCGTATGCGATTGCTATTTTTTTATTTGAACTTATACATGCTCTAGCAAGTGCAATACCAACATGTCTTGCGGCGCACAAGAATATGACACGCTTTCCTTCAGAAATTCCAATTGGTGTCAGTGTTTTGCCAGTACCGGTCGGAGAACTATAAAGAATTAATTTCGAATTTGTATTGTTTTGTAACTCTTCAAATATCTCACACTGATGTGCATACAATTTCATATCTGCGTAAGATGAAATGATAGTAGATTGTTTCAATATGTAATTGTTGTATATCAAATCTTTAACAATTTGATTTGTATAGAATCGTTCTAATATGGTATCTATATAAAAGGTCAATATCTTGTTGCAGTTTAAAATAGAACATTTTGATAAATTGTACAATGTGTAATAATCTGCAGACCATGTCCTTCCCAGATGTCTGTTTTTCAACATTCTGCAAAAAAGTTTCATTAGACAAAATTCATATAATTTACTATCATTTTCTTTAATTATCTCGTCCATATTTTTGAAACGTATTGTATCAGAACTATTCATCTTATATGTCCCTTTTTTTACAGGAGGAACTACGTGACACGAATATTTTGTCATATACTTAGAAATAGTATCTTTTAGGTATGCGTCAAATATAAAATAATCCAATGTGTCTGTATATGTTATTTTCATATATGATGCTATTGTAGGTGTATTATTTATTTTGTATGATCTGTCTCTCCATCCATTTTTGATAATGTCTATAACATATGATTCCTTTGTAGATACTGGTATCTCTATTCCACACCACTCTGATTTAGATAATTTAGAGTGTTTGAACTCCATTACTATATAACATATGGTTTAATTTAAGTAGATTATAAAGTATTTATATGTAGATTATAAAATGTATTTGTATTACCAATATATATATGTCAGATAGAAGGGATGATGTTCAATATGGTAAAGACATTACACTTGGTATAGTGAAAGGAGTACTTGTTTCAGTTGTCTTTATTGTATTAACGATAAACGTTATATTTATACACAAAGCAAGTAAAGATCCAGCGACATTAGAAAAATTATTTCCTACGAATAATCATACAGGGTTAATTACAACATGGTTTATAGGAAGACTTATCAGTGAAATATCGTATAAATCACTTGACGCAAACAATAGAAATATCCATAGGTTTTTTGGCGGATTAACTGAAATAGAAAGTGGTATAGGGTATATATTTTTGACATTTATAATTGGTGGGATATTTTTCGGATTGACTGCAGGGTGGTTTGTATATGGCGCTGTTATAACATTTATTCAGGCGTTCATATTTAATATGACACTGCCAGTTGGATGGATACGATCATTGATTATATTATATTCAGTAGGTTTTGCATCACTGATATCTGGTGCTATAGCGAGTATATATAATTTTGTAATGATGATTTACCTACCAATTTATTATTCAAATACTACTGATAAGACACTTGCTAAATGTAGAAATCTTAATATGGGATACATATTGAGTACATATGTGACTACATTTTCTTTTATGTTGATTGTAACTGTTGCATACTTTATAGGTAGAGAATTAAAAACAAAGCATTCTTTTATAACCTATATTATTATATGTTTAACGATTGTTATCTTCTACTTTCTTGAACGGAACAAGAAATACGTTGTTCCTAATCTAGGATGCCCTGTTGTACCCGTTGAAGTTGATGATGATCCAGATGTTGTCAATGAGGATTTTATACAATTGTTAAGAAATCCAAGTAGACAATTTGTGAGCGACCAGGATGTAATTGATTTGCAAAACGATTTTACCTCTCTAATATATAAAAGATTATTGAATAAAGGTGCATCAGAAGGAGTTACTAATCAGGTAACTGCGGAAAACATACCAACGTTAGCAGATGGAATAACAACGAGCAAGATAAAGACACCACCGATACAAACTACACCCGATATGCAAGATACATTCACATCATTACAAGGTAAAGTAAAAGAAACTATAGATGCACTTACACCAGCAGGAGCACCACCATTACCATCGGCACCACCAGCACCATCGGCACCACCACCATCGGCACCACCAGCACCACCAGCATCATGATCGAACCCACTAAAATCAGACCCTTCCACAACCCTTTAAATATAAATGAAATTCTAATTTACATATGTGTTTTACATTCACATATGTAACGTATCCATTTGATCTAAATATTATCATAACCATAAACATATCATTTATAATCAACGAGAGATCGTATAAATAAATAACATACAATTAATGCAATTGTCAGAGAAAATGTCTGTGCTATCACATCCTTTATATTAAATCCATACTTATCAAGTATAGATAACTTAATCGGATCTATATTTTCGTCAATTGGAACAACCATTGTTATAGCAGGTACAACCAGATGTTTAACGGTACTCTCTAGAAAACGTTGCATAACTGTACCCAAATATATTGCTAATGATAGGGGCAATAGTTCATGCCACATCAATAATTTCTTTAAATGGAGAAAATATGGCATATATATATATTATTTATAATATATTTGACAAATATCCTAGAATTATTAAATATACTATGTATTTAAAATATAAATGGTCTTAGTAGAGGGTAATAGAAAACAAAGATATTAAAAAAAAATAAAACAAACAAACCAAATACACGTAAAAAGGATTAACATCAGAAAATGTTCGTTCATGTTACCTATTGTAGTATAAAATCTTAAAACAATATAATTATATATACAATATCACACAATTCGATGTCATTTTGACTTTCGATGTCGTTTTGACTTTCGGTGTCGTTTTGACTTTCGGTGTCGTTTTGACTTTCGGTGTCGTTTTGACTTTCGGTGTCGTTTTGACTTTCGGTGTCGTTTTGACTTTCGGCGTCGTCTATTAATATCTACTCCTCTTGCCAAAAGGGTTCTAGATATACCTGGTACACTACCGCGAATTTCCGGAAATATTTCTTCAAGCATCGTCCAACAATTATATCCACCTCTCAGGCGAGAACATGCCCATATATAATTGTATGTGGGGTATGTCAGTTTTGCAATCCGTTGTCTACGGAAAGGAATTGATCCTATATTATTTTCGGTTGCATATATAAACGGTCTTAATTTGTTACAATGACTCTCTTGTAACATAATAGATCCATATACAGATGTCATAGACCTACCATACCCCACATAACTAACAAATGCTGGATCCGGTGATATAATCGATAAATGATCACTCGAATCCCCTGCGAAACACAGACTGAAATATCGTTCAGTACCACCATCTTGTGGCTGCTGCCTTATAAATAATGTTGCGTGTGGGACGTATCGTTCTATCACACCCGACGAACTATTTACCGATAAGATTCGAACCTCATCGTTTACTTGTGGATTATATGAAGGTATTAAATTAACTGGTGGATAATCCCTATTAGGTAAATCCCTGAATTGATGATCCAATGACCATACAGATTCTATTTTAAACCGTTTATTTTCATCATAATTAGACATTGGAACGTCATCTATAATTGGAACGACCCCATGATCCATATCACGAGATAATATAAAGGTCTCATCTGACAAAGGTTGGGTTGATAGTACAGTTGACATATATAAATACTAACCATTTTAAAATATCATTATATGATATATCATGCCCCTTATTGACGACGTAGGAATAGAAATTGCACTTGATGCCGTTTTAGTTGATGAGAACGTTCGTCCAGCAATGCTCATTCAACCTGCGAATTCAGGAGAACGCACACATAATGATCCAATCACAAAAAATATTCTTAAACATATAAGGCGTCATTTCCCCCACTTTATATTTAGTGATGATTACGAAAAATACCAAGGTGTTATTATTTCTAAAACAAAAAGTTACAATGATGTCCGCATATCAACAAATCTAATGGGGTCCATACTAGGGTACCCATGCTACAGAGAGTTTGGACATATTGGATTAGACGATGTAGTTACATATTCAATGTATATTGTCGTGCGACAGAAAAATGGTATAGAAGCAGAGTTGATTACAAATGTTTGTAGAGACCTTTCACGTAAAAAGGAATACGAAGAACTAGCGCGCAAAACCGGAATCGCTCTTAAAAAGAAGAAATATGCTAAATTATTGGGTGATTCAGAGGGAGATTTTGATTTGGATCGTGTTTATGTAAAAGTTGAGAAGATAATTCCAACACAATCAATCATTAAAAATCTAATCGACAATAAACCATTGGATAAAGATGAGATGGATAAGTTAATCAATATTTTCTATAACTTTTCACTTGATGATGATTTCGAAACGAGTTTTTTCGATCTATACCAACAAGATAATCCACTTCACAGAGGTGTATTATTGACTATGCTGGCGCACGAGCGATACGACATGTTATCTCCATTTTTTCCATTACAGCAATACCCTGGTATAGATACCCAAGTGGAAGAAAAAACGGCGGCATGGGGACACGAAATTATACGCATTTTGTTTCATACGAGAAACAAGGGTGCTGAAAAGAAAAAAACTGCAGCGCGGAAACGATGTCCCAATGGAACGAGAAGAAATAAAAAGACGGGTGATTGTGAGACGAAATGAATTAACATGTAATATCAAATATACCTCGATATTTTATCTTTTTTAGTTTTTCGTTTTCTTTTAGTTTTTCGTTTTCTTTTAGTTTTTCGTTTTCTTTTACCTTCACCTTCTATTCTCGCCCTTTTAACGGATTTTTTAGATGAACTAGTTTGATTTCTTCTCCTTTTTTCTTGATTTCTTCTCAATTCTTCAATGCTTTCCGCTACCCTTAAACTGGAGAGTTTTTTAGCAACATATCGAATCATTAACCTATCTGTAGGGTATTCTGCCAGTCTACTCTCATCCCACATATATTTGGCATCGACATAATCAAATTTTTCGGTGTCATCAAATATTTTTCTCTCTATTTCTTCCATTTCAATACCTGTTAACCTTTCATCAATAATTCTTACCGCTTCATCAGATAAATTACGCCAGAATTCACCACCTAGATTCTTACTAATAAATAATTCTCCTTTTGTAATGTTATATAGCGCTAAATATTTGTCTATTCTACGAAATTCTTCACTGTGGATGCGGGCATCACATAATGATGTAAGTAAATCTAATTGCCATTGAGAATAAGGGAGACCTTTGTAAATAATTTTTTTTTGATGATGAGACTTTTTAAGAGTTTCATTAGATGAGTCAACATATCCATATGTGGGTACATATACTCCTTGATATATATTATCAAGATACGGATTACCTGTACCTGTAGATATATACATATATCTTAAATATGGTTCAATACCGGGTTCACGTATTAAATATAATCTAGCGTCTCTGTCAAAATATTGTGATGGAGATTTAACTTCTGCTGCCATATATAATAAACGACCAAAAAAATATATCAGGTTAGTTCGAGAATAAATGATGTATGGTACAAATTGTAATGAACGATAACTGGTGATTTAAAAATAAAATACTAACATATGAATGAGATACATTTATTGTATTCCATTTATTCTAAGATTCGTTCGGTATATTGAGTCCTGCATTATATATGGTATCAGTATACATTATCATTTTTGTTTTACAACGTCTTATCTATTTTTTATAAATAGTATTTTATTTTACAGTAAATCATTGTATGTTTATTCGTTTTTATTCAAGGGGTTGATGATGACTTCATTGTTATTTCATAGTGACCGGAACCATTATAATGGTGGTCATCGTCTTTATGAATGGTTGGACTTCATCATGATCGTATCGGTAGTAACGTATAGTGTGTATTATTTATATAATAAACAAACATATGACCTTCTCCTAATGTCAGGTGTATTGTTATGTTTTATAAGTGTATTATATATATATTATTATGGAAGAATTATCGGTCGTTATTGTGGAGATCCGAGACCTTATGTGTGTGAGTTATATCAAGCAATTGTCCACATCATCACATTTGTAGGGCACATATTTATATTATATGTTTGATTTTTATTACAAATGAGTAACATCGAAACCAACAATAACCAATAGTATAATAACATCAAATACGACGAATGCAAAATCCTGACATCTCAAATTGAATATTTAGGAATTAACATAATTTGTTAATTTAAGTTAATTATCAACATTATTTAAAAATAAAATATTAACAATATATAACAAGAATGGTTAAATATTCATGCGAACGATGTGGAAAAGGATTTTCTCAAAAATCTCACTATGATTCACATAATAGGCGCAAAACGCCTTGTGAAAATACTGTCGATAAAATTAAGGATATTGTAGATAAGGTAGTTGAAGAGAAGTTAAAAGAATTAAATAATAAAAAATTGATTGTTGATAATGAATATATCAGTTGTATTACAAATACAACAATGAGTGAACTTAAAGTACAAAAACCATTCTTAAAATGGGTAGGGGGTAAAAGTCAAATTATTGGTGCTATTATTTCAAAAATACCGAGTCAAATGGATAATTATCATGAACTATTTCTAGGGGGTGGGAGTGTTTTGTTGGCGGTATTATCATTACAAAAACAAAATAAGGTTTTAATTAGGAATAAAATTTATGCGTATGATGTCAATAGTGTTTTAATTAATGTATATAAAAATATTCAGTCTAATAAGCAAGAATTATATAGACTTATTACGTCATATATGACAGAATATGACGGTCTAACTGGAACGATAATTAATAGAAATCCTTCTTCTATTGAAGAAGCAAAAACCTCAAAAGAGAGTTATTATTATTGGTTAAGAAACAAATATAATAGTATCGATAAATCCACTGTTGAATGTTCTGCACTATTTATGGTTATCAATAAGACGTGTTTTAGGGGTATGTACCGTGAAGGACCAAATGGATATAATGTTCCATATGGACATTATAAGAAAACACCCACAATCATATCTGAAATAGATTTGAATAATATTAGCGATTTGATAAAGGACGTAGAGTTTAATACGTGTAGTTTTACAGATTCCATCAAAAATGTCAAATATGGAGATTTTGTGTATTTGGACCCCCCATACGCACCAGAAAATTCCAAATCATTCGTTGGATATGTGTCTGATGGGTTTGGTTTGGATAAACATAAATTATTATTCGATGATATAAAAAAATTACATAATACGAGATTTGTTATGAGTAATGCCAAGGTAGAATTAGTTACGGAGACATTTAAGGAATATAACTGTCAGGATATTGAGGCAAGAAGGGCAATTAATTCTAAGAAACCAGGTTCAACTACCACAGAGGTAATCATTTATAATTGATTATAAACTCAATAATATCCCTCTTGTAATTTTCGTCATTTCCCCAGAAAACCGGAATATTATCTTCTTCTAAATCATCAAGTTCGGCTTGACAATTATCTTTAAACCAAGACGATAAGCAATATATATATACTACATTATATGTTGGGATACGTCTGCTATAATTACGTTTTTTACTTACAGCAGTTTGTATACATTCACATTTGGAACCACTTGTATTTTGATTTTTTTTTTCGATAATAAATATGTTTCCATTAGAATGATCTACATAAACCTCGTCGGGTTGTTTTGCTCCGTGTAACGATTTGACATCTTTATTGACTTTGTCTCCCATATGGCGCAAGAATCCGGCTTTTTTTGTGTAATTATATTGTCTCCCATTCCCATTAAACTCTATAACAGATGAATCTACTCCTTGATGTATTTCGTTAAATTCGCTTGATAGATCGGTACTATCTTCAAATCTGAGACCACTAACATTGGTATTTGATCCGCCAGCACCAGTCCCTCGGTTTGTTTCAGATTGCATCATGTTTTATCAAATATTTAGATGTAATCAAACCCAAATCAATTTTATTTATACTAATCTAAAATATAATAGAATGATTGATTTTAAGAAACTTGGTAAAATACCAGGAAGTACACCAAACCATAGAGATATTTTATTATAACTAAATTGATATAATAAATCATTTAATTATTGTATATAACCATGAAGTTATACTACAATGAAACCGACATTGAAGCAGGAATTGATGAAGTTGCCAGGGGATGTTTGTTGGGACGCGTTTATACGTGCGCCGTCATTTGGAATAAGGAAAACGACGATGAATTCGACCACCCTGTAATGAAAGACAGCAAACAATTCAAAAAAGAACAACGTGAAGAAATGGCAGAATATATAAAGAATTATGCCCTGGATTACTCCATTGCGTACAATGATGAATCCAAAATAGATGAGATCAACATTTTAAATGCGACGTTAGATTCAATGCATAAATCAATGGATGGACTTAGCATTGACGTGGATAATATTCTCGTTGATGGTAATCGTTTCCGCCACTATTATGATAAAAATAATAAGTACATACCCCACATTTGTATAGAAAAGGGGGACACGAAATATTATCCGATTGCTGCTGCGTCGATACTTGCTAAGGTAGAACATGATAAATACATCACCCAATTATGTGAAGAGTACCCTGAATTAGATGAGCGGTACGATTTATTATCTAATATGGGGTATGGAACTAAAACCCACATTGACGGAATAAAAAAATATGGAATATCCAAATTCCACAGGAAAACATTTGGATTATGTAGAAATTATTAAATCGTGCATTTATGAAATCGCCTTGTCGTTCGTGACATATACCATATTGGGTTCTTCTCTCAATCGTTTTGTAAGCATTTTCTTGGCCATTAAATGAATCGCAATACTTTTTCTCACATATCCTCTCCTTGAATCGTAAATATTAATCGTTTTCACACGCAATTGTTGAGATGGAACCATTTTCATAAGTCGCCACATAACCGGATGTATATCAGTAGGCATCTCAATGACCTCCATTAATTTTTGAATGTGGACGATTTCACCACTCTTTCGTTGTGCATCATAGTTATTGTAGAACCGCATTCCTGGACGCAACAAACAATAATGGGGGTCAATCCGGTACTCCATAATAAGTCTCCATATTTCAGGAATGAACGTGTATGACTTCTTCATTTGGTTCGTTTTGTCGCACAGAACAACGGCAGAGTAACTGCGTTCAGCGTTCATTGGTTCAGTGTGTTGGAAATGATAAAATCACTTCAATTTTATGAATGGTGATATCTCTATATTTATACATTTGAATACCGAGTAAATTAAATTTATTAATTCACAATATTTTTATAGGGAGTAAAATCATGTGGAAGACGATTATAGAACAATCTCATAATTAAAAATATTTATTATATAATAATATTATATAATGGACCACGCTGAACTTAACACAAACCCATACGATAGATTGGCGGACATTGCGGCACGTAGACGCGATGCCGAACGCGATGCCAGAGTAGAGAGATTGTCAGGAGATCGTTTGGAGCAGATTTTGAGGGGTACAGCAAACCCGTTCGTTTTGTGGCTGCATTATAACTTAGGAAGATATAATAATTTAGGACGTATAATAAGAGATAAGGTATACGATATATATGACGATTTGGAAACTCGCGGAGAGCGGGCAGAATTTAATGAACATATGATGGATGGCTCTCTCATAGAGGAAGCGATATCAGAAATTCGTATGGAGCAGATTTTGAGGGGTACAGCAGACCAGTCCCTTTTGGGAGAACAATATAATTTAGGAGAAAATCCATTAAATAGAAATCCGTTAGATCCGTTAGATCAGGATGGGGGTGGAATGATACGCAAGAGTCGCAAGCATAAGAGTCGCAAGCATAAGAGTCGCAAGCATAAGAGTCGCAAGCATAAGAGTCGCAAGCATAAGAGAAAGATCAAACGCGGTACACGTAGAACATGATAGTATAAATGATTTCAATGAGTTACCGTATTGATGTTATACATTCATATAAATATATATAAACCTAATAATTTATATGAATTGTTTTTTTTGTGGAGCAAAAATTTCAGAACTTGAATTTAATAGGCAACGAAGACGGAGTAGTACTTCGCAATGTTCAAGATGGTTATTATTTTTTAAATGTAACAATTGTTACAAATATTTTGATTATAGACATCTACAAAAACACAAGGAATTATTTAGTGATACATTGATTATAATAGGGAAGTGAAATATTAAAAATGTCTATATGACTTGCGTTTAGATGATTTAGAATGTCTTCTATATGTCTGTTTGGTATTTCTCTTGCGTTTATTCCTTCTCTTGTGTTTACGAGTTTTGCGTATCATTCCACCATGAGAACTAGGGAGAGGCCCACCATAAGAAACAGGGCGAGTGGCGCCAGTTAAATTTCGAAATATCTCGTCCATTGCTCTTGGTGGTAGTGTATCTGTTATTGTGGTAGCGCGCGGATTACCCTGTGGGGCACTGGCAGCATAAAAATGATCAGAACTACCAGCCGCAGCAGCAGCAGCAGAAGCACGTAAACGTGCACGACGTCTTTTAGTATTTTCAAGCATACCTGATGTGTGCATGTTATCACCATCCCTCAGACCAGCAACGATAGAACCATCCTCCATACCTTTATGAAAGGCTTCCCGTTGATCGCGATCTTTCAAAGTTAGATATACATCGTGTAACTTTTTTGCTGTCAAACGTCCTGCCGCTTTTCTATCTCCTAAATTATAATAATCCCACAAAACGGACCGGTTTGCTCTGCCCCCCAAAATCGCATCCAGATTTTCTATTGCCGTATCTTTATCGCGTTTTGCTTTTGCTGCTTTTTCTTCTGCTGCGCTTGGTTTTTTTTTTCGTGTTCTTTCCAGTGCATATACTCCGTAGTCTTCATCATATTCATCATATTCATCATCATCTTCTGACTCTGCATATGCTGCGCTTGGTAATTGGGTTCGTCTTCCTTTCCCCGAATGACCAATGTCGGAAGGCATATACTATTACCATATATTTTATTTAAGTGTAAATTAAAAATATTTCGAATGAACCTCGATATGGTTAACGTTGTAATCGCCATCTTAATTACAATAATTCTTTAACGGTTCCTTCATGGAGTCCTGAGTCATTATCTCCTATTTGCATGTAGTTATCCATATATATAATTTTAATATGGTAAGAATTTGAGATATACCTTAAATGAACTAGGCGATATATTATATAAAATTGAAATTGTAATAAAGGTTCAATATGTAACTATAATGATGTCGGTATACGTAGAAATGTTCGACGAAGAATCCTATGTTAAATACAAGACCTATAATTGTGACAAAGGAGTTGACGTCTTCTGGTCAAATAATGGTGTTGCGTATGGTAATACTGGGTCAGCAGATGATTTAGTTGATAAAATGATTGCAAACGTGAAAGAGTCGTCACGCGAAGCTTACATTTCCAAGATTGATGCATATGTTTCCAAGATTGCCGTGTATAGTCGACATTATCATATGGGTGATAAAGTTATTATTTCCAAGACGAATGAACCGGTCATTCTGTATAAACTTCACGATGATTTCCTTATTCAGATCATTCCTGACAATTTAATTGAGTTCATGGAATCGGATAGGGAAATTCCATCACAAATCAAGAAAGATGTCATTGGTGTATGGGATGCGTCAAATGATAAGATGGTTGATATGCTTACATATATGTATAAATATACCCAAACGACCAATGATTACATTGAGAGTTTGACGGACAGACTAAACGAATATGATAAGTGGTATAGTGACGACAAAGAAGACCGGGATGATGTTAAATCAACACCCCAATCAAACAATAAACGTATTGAAAAGTGGAAGTGTGATGATACGGATGCTTCTTCGGATGATGATTCAACCGACGAACCATTAGATAGTGGTGGATGGGATTGTGTTACACCAGATGATAACATTGTTTCGGAATTGGAGGATGAAAGTGATTCAGAAGAGGTTGTTGCTCCATCAAATCGTAAACACGAACACAGAAAAATATTTAGGTATTTTATGTCTGTAATGGATAAGGCATTGTTTCCACACGAAACCCAAGAATTCGATGAAGTGAGTTATGATTCAGATGAGCCTGAATATACTGGCAAGTATGATTTTGACGACATTGTTAAACCAACCATATTCGATAAGACACAATATATCATATCCATTGCTATAATGTCGTACCAATTGTACGCATTATATTATCTGATTACCTATTAAAAAAAGTATATTAACTAATTATTTTTTCTTGGATTTGCGCGGTTTTTTGGATTTGCGCGGTTTTTTGGATTTGCGGTGTTTCTTGGATTTGCGGTGCTTCTTCGATTTGCGGCGCTTCTTCGATTTGCCAATTACATAGCGTCCCCCACTCAATGATGTCGATCCGAGATTGTGGGCGGCGCTCTCGTCCGACCCCACATTGGACGAGGGTTCAGTATCCGAGGGTTCAGTATCCGAGGGTTCAATATCCAAGAGTTCAATACCCGAGTTCGGACCGCCATCATGGTCGGTGTGCCCCACTCCTGTCGCTGCCGCCGTTCCCGCAATTGCATTCGCCTTCTTCACCACCGCATCCACCGCTGCCGCCGTTTCAGCCGCCGTTTCATCCACCACCTTCGCCACCGCCTGTGCCACCGCCTTCGCCTGCCCATCCCACCCGGCTTTCTTCGCCGCCGCTGCCGCCGCCGCCACCGTCCTGTTATTCGCATTCACCACCGCCTCCATTACCCTTTCCGCCGCCTTTGCTAAATGACCTGCCATAATATATATATATATATATATATATTTTAACATAAGAAAATATGCCATCCCTTTTGTTTCTATAATATACCTGATTATATCAAGGTGACATTACGAGAAAACCCAATATATCGCATCCATTTCTATAATGTCGTACCAATTGTACGCATTATATCATCTGATTACCTATTAAAAAAAAATCATATTAATTAATTATTTATTATATTAATTATTTATTATATTAATTATTTTTTCTTGGATTTGCGGGGTCTCTTGGATTTTTTTGACCTTTTTGATTTTGAACGACGACTCTTGGATTTGCGGTGCTTCTTCGATTTGCGGTGCTTCTTCGATTTGCGGTGCTTCTTGGATTTTCGGCGATTCTTGGATTTTCGGCGCTTCTTGGATTTGCCAATTACATAACGTCCTCCAGTCCCAGTCCATTGTGGGGCTCCGATGGTATTCCACGTATTCTGGTCTTTCAGCTTGTACCGCGCCGGGAGGGTCACCTTGCGCGCCGGGAGGGTCACCTTGGACGCCGCCGCATTGGCCGCCATCGCTGACTCTCTCTCTTCTACTGCCCGCGCCGCATCCCATGCATTCCTCTCCGCCTCCCATTCTTTCCTCTTCTTATCCGCCGCCGCCCCCTTGGCCTCCATATCATTCATTACCGTTTGCACCACCTTTGCTAAATCATCATCCATATCATCACCCATAATATAATAATATAAGATTTTAAAATAAGAAAATATGCCATCCATATTGTTACTAAAATACCCCGGATTATATCAGGGTGTCATTCAAAAAATCCAATATATCGCATCCATTTCTATAATGTCGTACCAATTGTACGCATTATATTATCTAATTACCTACTAAAAATATATATTATCTAATTATTTTTTCTTGGATTTGCGCGGTTTCTTGGATTTGCGATGCTTCTTGGATTTGCGATGCTTCTTCGATTTGCGATGCTTCTTCGATTTACCAATTGCACGACGTACCCCTTTCCCTTCCCCTGTTTTATCGAGACGCCTTTTTTTTCTGGGGTGGTATTCGAGTCTTTTGGGGGGGTGGTATTCGAACTCGAACGACTCGGGTACACTTCCGAGGCTATTCATGGCACCACGAACAAATTTGTCATGTTGTATTTGTTGTTGATCAATAATGTTTTGTTTTCGTTTACTATCTCTATCTTCTTGTGTACACTGTTCCACAACAGAAGAGCCTGGATTGGACGCACTATCTTTTTTTACGGGTTTAACACGAACAATATCATTTGTTGGTTTACAATTCCTGCCCATTCTAGGATCCTCACTATTGTTTGTATCTTTTCGTTTCTGTGCAGCCCTAGACCATAAGGATGATGTCATTAATCCCGCCATGATATATATAATCCATATATTTTAAATTAATTGTCCATTTCAAGAAAATATTCCATCCCTTTTGTTTCTATAATATCCCGGATTATATCCGGATGACATTCCCTCTCAATTTTCGGACGACGAACTCTATCCCACAACCAATTCCTGAATTTACATTTATATTTCAATGAGTAATATAAATGAACGAACTGCATATGTGTTTGGGTTTTTGAACGCAATACGTCTATATCTTCATGCTGATCTATTTCGTAAATACATTGTTGTGGGTCATAATCATCTGCGTGTATAATACGCAAGAATATGACAGAATCAGGAATTAACGGGAAACGCACAATCTCGCGTATGGTACACCCCATCAACAACAATTTCGGCGGCAAGTAACGAATCTTGTTCATATGGTTCGTATCAGTTACTAAATGTGTAAGTGTTTTTGCTAAACGACTATCAACAATCGGACAATTCTTACAATTCAGCGTCGTGATTTTACTTTTTGGTAGAGTGGAAATGTTTGTATTTTCTATGATTAACGTCCTCGCATACTTTCCTATACGCGGCAATGTACCCAATGGATTATTTGAACAATCAATCCATTCCAATTTTTTGGGTAAATATGAGATATGAGTTATGAGGTTATTTTTACATACAAATCGGGTCAATGATTTCGGTAGATCGTTTATTATTTCAATCCAATTATTGGAACAATCAAGTACTTCCAGTGTTTCGGGCAATCCATCTATACTCTTAATTTCATTAGATGAACAAAACAGATTAACTAGACAAGACGATAACAGAGGCAAGGATGAAAATATGTTATCTCTACATGTCAACACCCGTAAATGCGGAAGATAACATATATCATCAAGTAAATTACCATCGCAATACAAGGTCTCTAACTCTTGATAGTAACCATTCATTGATTCAATACGATTATGAGAACAATTAAGGTATTTTATTTTTGGAGGTAAATTGTCAATACATTTCAAACTATTATGTGAACAATCCAAGTATTTGGTGTCATCGTCCAATTTTGTCAATGCTTCAAGATGCCAAAACGCTACACATTTTGACGCCATTGTTATATGGTCTACAACGTTGTATTATCAATTATCAATTTTATTTATAATATGTTGTGCTTTAACAACACTCTCTCTCAACATTTCTAGACATTTATGAGTAATCATTAACATATTTTCAATTGAACCTTTCTCCATTTTACCTAACATATCGGTTGCTTGCAATACCTCTTCTTTGCACACATCAGTAATCTTGTATACGCTTTTCATTTGACGCTCAAGTCGATTGTTATTTTTAAATTTTTCTATACTCATTATCTCTTGTACCTTCATATTAAGTATTAATAATTCGTCTAAATATTTATTTGATTCTATAATATTTAAAAGACATTCATTTATTTTTGAATGCATTTTCGGATTATCCGATACAATCAACTTATCTATTAATTTTCTTTCTCGTTCAGCGCTGTCATTAAGTATAGCCAATTGTCTGATTAATAATGGCGTTGATGATTTATACATAATTGCCATTATTTCTTTTATTTGTTCTTGTCGTTCATTTATATGTGTAGTTATTTGTTCATCTGATAATATTTGTAAATATTCCCAATATTCTTCACTATTGATATTGTTATGGACATCATCTAGAATAGAATGTATGTGAAATGTGGATAAATTACCCCGTGTAAGAAATGGAATTGTGTTATTGATTGCAGTGATATGTGATTCATTGCCAGTGGTATCCTCTATTTTTTTCCTCAACGATAACATTTTTTTTATAATACCACCCATATCTTTGTAATAAGGAGAATACGTATCATTATCGTTTATAGGTGGTCTCGATACACTCATCTTATCTTTGCGACGTTTCATTGTTTTTGATTGATTTCGACCTGATGTTTGTTTTTTAGTTATTGAATCACTTGACGATATATTTCGATTTATACTTTCATTCATATTAATAAACTATAAAATATAAAATTGATTTGGATTTAATGAAAATATGATTAGCAAGTAAAATATTAACTATGACTCATTCAATCTTGAACATCTACCTCGATGTAAAAGTACTCACTTCGCTGTCTATCATCATATGTTCCGTATATTATTGGCGTAAATATACCAAAGATAAAACCCAAATGGTTAATAAATCTCGAAGTCCACGAGAATTATTGTTTCCTGAAGATATTAAGATAGTTATCCTATCATATATAAGGAAATATGGGGATGATTATTTAGATCAAACAGTTGAATTTGGGAATCTTTCGACCGTTGTATCAAACGGAACTATATCATATGAATCTATTGTTTCATATAATCTTGGGTGTTATAGAGAAAATTTCACGTATGATATCATAAAAATCCGGGCACTATCAAGAAACGATGAAACGGGGGAAATTGAATATTATGATTGGGATACTGAAGAATTTAATAACAAACAACTTCCACTTGTATTGGGAACCGAGACCCATATTGCATTTATTCGAGGTAAGAACAATATCAAGAAATGGAAGGACAATCGTTTCAATACTGGTGTAGACATTATATTGACCTATACAAAAGCATTTGAGGTACCCAATTGTAAAAGAATGGGTCTAACTATACCAAAAATCCCGCCAAATTTTGATTTTGGTACAAATGTTAAATTAGTGAATGGTATCATTGATTCTATGGAAAAACCTGTCATTGCTATAAATGCAAATATTGTCTAATATATTGGAACAATTGATACCTATATAGTAGGAATAAATTCCCATCCCAACTCTTCGCATATTTTTTTCCATGTCTCGTCTTGTTCAATCCTTTTCTCTCGATCTTTTAACATAGGAAAAAATGGAAGAAAGTGTCGCTGATCCAAAAGTTCGCATAGTTTATATATAGTATAGTAATAGTTAAGGAAATTAACTCTATCATCAGGACAAAATTTAGCGTATGGTTTTTGAATATCTATAAATAAATTGCACAATCTCTCTTCTAATTCGGGTGCCATTATAGGAGGTTTTATACCGAGTTTATCGCGTATAAAAGGTATATGTTCGTAATATTTGTTATACCGAAGGCGTTTCAGTATGTCCTTTGCACGCTTGTTTGTAAACTGTGATATATCAATTCTCTCTTTTTTTATTTGTCTTCTGATATTTTCAATGATATCATCAGGTATTTGAGTCGTCTCTTTTGCTTGGAACTGTGCAAGTATTTCCCTAAAATGATTAATGCGTTTATAAGCGTAACAACATATCTCCTTAGGTGGATCCTTATAGGATTGCTTATCGTTATCTATTAAATACTTGAATGTTCTAGAGCAGTTGTTACACACCATATTACCATCACATTCAACAGGTATCAACTCACCTTCATTGCAGTGTTGGCATATATCACTTGATTGGATGTATTTAGAAGGATCTATAAACGAGTTATCAACATTTGTCATGTACTTATTCACAGTAGTTCTGTACTCATAGTCGGTGTTAGTTGAAGTATCTACATTAAAAAATTCGGTCAACACAGTCTTTACATTTTTTCCCTCTGAAATTTTCTTTTTATATTCGAAATAATCGAATATATACTCTGCATTGTTTAGGAGATATTCACGTTTCCGTTTCTTTATATCTCTTATATGTCGTCTTATATTTGATATTCGATCTTTCATCTCTAACCGATTGTCTATAGGTATAGTTGGATCACTTAACATTTCTTTTAACGATTCCTTTTCCTTCTCTAATATAGGAAGTTCTATATCCTCAGAGTGTTGTATGTCATTCATGATGTCTCTATTCTTGCTGTCTAAGGTTACAATATTAGCGTCAATTTTCTTACTATTCTTTTGTACGAACACATTTTCCATATACAAATAGTCATAAGAATCTATTTATATTAATTATAATCGTTTATAAGAAGTAAATTTTCTATACTAATTATTTATGCCTGATACATCTATAAAAATAAACGTATCTAGATATTCTATTGATGATGATACAATTAGGAAAATGTCATTTATATATAAGGCAATTCAAGATGGATGGACTGTTAATCTAGATGAGAATAAGTACATATTCCTGAAAAAACACAACGGCGAACGTGAAGTTTTTGGCGAGGATTATTTGTTGAAATTTATTCATAGAAATATATCATTGTAGGATTTATTGTTATTTTTTTTTCTAATGCTATGATATAATGGGTGGAGGTCTAATGCAACTGGTAGCTTATGGCGCACAAGATGTATATCTAACTGGCAATCCTCAGATCACCTTCTGGAAGGTAACCTATAGACGGTATACCAATTTCGCGATGGAGGCGATTGAGCAGACTTTCAATGGCCAGGCCGACTTTGGTCGCAAGGTCACCTCGGTAGTAAGTAGAAATGGTGACCTCGCATACCGCACTTACCTTCAGGTAACCCTTCCCGAGATTAACCAGTCGATGGGCGGCAGTAATGGTCTTTACGCGAGATGGCTTGACTTCCCTGGTGAGCAGCTGATTAACAGTGTTGAGATCGAGGTGGGTGGTCAGCGCATTGACCGTCATTATGGTGATTGGCTCCATATCTGGAATCAACTTACCCTCCCAATTGGACACGAGAAGGGTTACAGCACTATGGTCGGTAACACCACTCAACTCACCTACATGATTGACCCTTCCTTTGCGGCTGTGGATGGTCCTTGTGACTCGAGTGGTGCTGCTAGACAGGTGTGCACCCCCAGAAACGCTCTCCCCGAGACCACTCTCTATGTTCCTCTTCAGTTCTGGTTCTCCCGCAACCCTGGTCTCGCCCTCCCACTCATCGCCCTTCAGTATCACGAGGTAAAGATCAATGTAGATCTTCGCGGTATTGACGAGGTCCTGTGGGCTGTCACTGAGATTGGCGCGACCACTGGTACCGTAAAGGCATCCAATGCATACCTACAGTCTCTTGTAGCCACCTCGATCTATGTTGACTACGTCTTCCTTGATACCGACGAGCGTCGCCGTATGGCCCAGAATCCTCACGAGTACCTCATCGAGCAACTTCAGTTCACTGGCGATGAGTCGGTTGGTTCGTCGTCGAATAAGATCCGCCTCAATCTAAATCACCCCGTCAAGGAGCTTGTATGGGTTGTGCAACCTGATGACAATGTCTCGTATTGTGATTCGCTTGATGGTGGCACCTCCCTCTACAAAGCCCTCGGCGCCCAACCATTCAATTACACCGATGCTCTTGATGCTCTACCCAATGCCCTTTCGGCGTTCGCTGGACCATCGTCGATTGGTACATCTGCTGCTAGTTACATTGACAGCAGTGGTCTATTCGTTGATGCTGGTGCCGGTGACCAGAACCCTGCATCCAGCGATGGTGCTGGTGTGTTTGCATTCAGCACTGATGATGTACAATCTCTTGTCAGTGATGCTGGTTCGTTTGTACTTGCCGAGACTGCTCTTAACCTTCATTGCTGGGGAGAGAATCCCGTTGTCACCGCCAAACTTCAACTCAATGGTCAGGACAGACACTCTGAGCGCGAGGGCAGTTACTTTGACGTGGTGCAACCATTCCAGCACCACTCTCGCTCGCCCGATTCCGGTATCAATGTGTACTCGTTCGCGCTCCGCCCCGAGGAGCACCAGCCTTCGGGAACTTGCAATTTCTCGCGCATTGATAATGCGACCCTTCAACTTGTACTTTCCAACGCGACTGTTGAGGGTACCAAGACCGCCAAGGTCCGCATCTACGCGACCAACTACAACGTGTTCCGTGTAATGAGTGGTATGGGTGGTCTCGCGTACAGCAATTAAATATTTTTATTACAATACAATTATGAATATTTATTATAAATATAAATATTCATTTAATAAGTTGGTCTCTGATTCGGTTCAAGTAATAATTTAGTTGGCATAATTAATGGTATGCGTTCCACAAACGTTTGAGATTTCAACTCTTTCAGACAAGGGGAAACATTAAATGATTTATCGACTAAATTGGTCGAACCAATACCCAATAACATCGATTCTATATCAGTGTAGTTATTAGAAAACGCTTCACGGGGTAATCTCGAAGGTGTAATACCTATATTTGGTAATGTATTTTCGTATGATTTTCCATAGGATGAATGTTTGTACGTATTGTATATTTGAGCGATTTCATATTGACGAGTTTCCATTTCATAATTTCCTTTAGTATTTATATTTCTTGTAGAACTCATTTATAAATAGGTAATATTATTATATCATTGTTTTTTTTAATTCATTCGTAAATAAAGTCATTGTTTCATCGTCGATGCATCCATTATTTATTTGTTGGCATATGCATTTGTGGGTGATCCAGAATAATCCGTAATGGAACATGATTACAAACCCCATTCTGTCACTATTCTCTACCGTTGTACCAAATGTATTATGAAAGACATCACTACATTTATCGGTAAATTTCTTATTATTGGATACCTTTTCATATAGAGCATCCATCATTTCATCTGTGATTTTATCAATGTTATCAACATCGAATATTTGTAACAATTGTATCTTATATAAATTATCGGACTCTGTTTCATCTGATAATAGATGGTATGTGCATATCATGCTTGTATCGTACATTATATTTGATAATATGATGTACTCTTTAATAATATATCTTCAGTAATGTTTAGTATCTCTGTTAACTTCTCTGGATGGAATCCCACCACGAACCCAATTGTCATCGGAATCACTTGGTATGTAGTTTACCGGGTTTGTGATATCTAATTTAATTGTGTTCAATAGAGGAGTATGTTTATACTCTATAACGGATGATTCAGACAAATTTGTAGCAGTTTTTCTATTACTGTCCACATCCCCCTGTTGTAATTGGGATTCTAATACAGCATTGCCTTTTCCTCTTCCCAAAAATGGAACGGTAAGGTATGGTCTCTCAAGTAAACTAATTCTGCACTTGCTGTTAGACAACTCCCTTATAGTAAGATCGGAATCAGAATCTATATTACATCCTAAGACACCAACACGATTACTTCCAGAGAAATTTATATTGGGTTGACTTGTTGCAAATGATACAATATCATTGGTTGGGCATTCCGGTTTATAAGAAGACATCATGTAATTGATGCTCCCAAGATTTTGTAAATTTTGTTGAGACTTATCACAACCATCAGAACTGATTCTTGTCGATATATCAAAAATGTAGTCTGTTAATTCTGTCATGTTATATATACAATATATATTTTATTGTTGTGATTTCTAAGGATTTCCTCCTTCAGTCCAACGTGGTGGATTACTTCCGGGTGATATACATGAAATCATATCTCCATCCTTGCACGATTTCATATTCCCATAACAGAAATCTGTAAATGATTTTTGGTCGTTTGGTATTTGGGTGTTTGGAGTCGTGTACCAATTTCTCATTGATTTATCAAAATCCCAAGTATCTCCTATATCTCGGAACAGTTTATCGTTTATATTATCAATAGAATCATTTGAAATGAAATTTTTACTATCCTCATTCAGTTTATCATTTTCTTTAAACTCGTCCACAATGAATTTTTTTGTTTTGTCGTCTATTTTTTCTACTGTTTCAGGATTATATGCTTTGTTTGCTTCTGGTCGGGTTGGGTTGTCTAGAATATCTGCAGGCAATACATTCATCAGTGGATTCTTAATAGTTGGAAGTGTCTTGTCAAGACGAATACTAGAAAATCCATCGAATCCTTCTTTGGGAACACTTGTATTGTTGAGATGAATATACACCAATATTCCTATAAATATGATACCTAATAAAATGACACTTTTTCTCATTGTTGCCATATATCCAATAATTGTAAGTGCAATGATTAGTCGAGTCATTGCGTTGAATTTTTCCTCTTTATTCATTGATGAACACGGCCACAATTTACTCAAATTATTGTTTCTAAGTAATATAAGAGGGTCTTCAATCCACGTTGTCATTATATACTATATATTTTTTATTTATTCGTCTTCTTCTTCTTTTTCTTCTTTGGTTTATCTTCCTTTGTACTTCGTTCTGCGCCGCCATTCACCTTGAATACTCTTTCTGACCCAGAGTTCTCAATCCATTCCGCAATATCATCAATAGATTCATCTTCGGGTGATAGTTTGGGACCATTAGTCGTTGTCGGTGGTTGTTTATTATTCTCGTTCATTTTCTTCCTCATGCGTTCTTTGGTAGTGTTCTTTTTCATTTCACGTTCCATATGTGCACTCATTGCATTCATATTAACCTTAGACGGGTTAATTCCCATTTTTGAAAGTAATCCGTTAATATCTCCGAACCCTGGAATATCCTTCATCTTTTTCATCATTTGTTGGGCGTCTTCCATTAATTCGTTTTCGGTAATGTTTCCATTTTTGATCCGTTCATCTAATTTCGACCCAACTGATTTTACCAGATCCATCATCTTCGTTGGATCCTTAAGCATATTCTTAAGGATATCATCTGCATTTACAGAACTGTCGTGTAAGTCATTACCCATGTCCTTTGCAGTCTCTTCTGCAATCTCCTTGGCAAGATTACCTAACTTTCCGTCCATAATACCTTCTAGATGCTTGTGAATGTCACTCGCATCAAATTTTGGTGGAGTGTTATCAGATGCAGGTTCCCCGTCCTCTGGTTCATTTTCTGTTTCATCTGACATCATTTCTGACATTTGTCGAATTGTATCTTCAAGTTTTTTCTTTAATGCGTCATTGTCAACTGCTTCGAATATTTTATGTGTATCGCCAAATGATTTATGGTCTGATACATTGGAAACAACTGAAAAAAGGATTAACTTAATATATTTCCATATGATTACATGATTTTCGTCACTTGTGGTTGCCCATATGGTTCTGAAATTTATTCCAGGTAAGAAATAGACATTTTGTTCACTCTCTTCCTTGAATATATCTTCATTTTCATATAAAATATCAAAAAATCTCTCGGGATATATATCAGTACAATATTTATACATACGATCAAGTGCATCAGCATCGTCTTTTAATACAAGTCTAACATCTGGATTTAGTTCGTCGTTATCCAATTCCGGAAACGTTGTGAGCATATCCTGAATCATATCTTTGATTAGTTTATTAAACCCATCCTTTTCATCGCTCATTATATTGTAATAATAAACATTTGTTTAAATGATTAAACTTATTTCTTATATAAATCAGACAATTTTAAAAGATTGTTTAGATATTTCATAACTTTATCTTGTGATTCGATTTGAAGTTCTCCAATCGGTTCCCTCAATTCATTGATCTTTGTCATAATACGACTTGTCATGTTTGTATTGACTAAGTCTGATGTATAATCCTTTTGTATGAAAAACCCCAGATCATTAGATACAATTTGTTCCCTATATTTTTTTGAGACATATGATTCAAATGCTTTGATGCTTATCGTTGGGTTTGCAGACCGCAGACGCTTTATATTTACATTAAGAGTTTTAATTTCGCTATCATCAGGAAATAATACACACAAATCGTCTAAAAATTCTTCGAAATGATCATTGAACGTCTTTATAATGATAGATTGACTAGACATATAAATATATACACAAATTATCTTTATTCTCTTTAAACTTAATTATTTGTATCCATCTTCTCTCAACCGTTTCGCATTGTCAATGTCGTTGTCGTTTATTTTATCCGGATTATAAGTATCCTCTGGCGTGGAAATTCTATATTCATCACTTAACCCTGCATAATATCTGCTTTGTCTCATACCTCCATCCCCATCTGTAGATAGTTCTGCGTCAGATTGGTCCCAGAAACTATACGTATCAGATACGATACCACACCATTTACCAGTTGTGTCGAAGCATTCTGGATCTACGTTACTCGTTTCATTCGGTGGGGAGTATATATGATTATTGTTGCCTCTATTTCCAGGATTGATGTGGTCAATGATGCTGGAACCGACTAGTACTTTATGTGAATCATTAAGCAATAATAATGACGGGACCATGGTGATAGTTCTTGGTAGTTTCATAGTGGTTTTGTTATCATTTAACATGATAATAATATCATCACCATTTTTTATACGTTTGTCTACACATACGAAATGTACATCGGATTGTTTATTATTTGTTGAAATTACACGTATGACTTCTTTACTATTTTCGCAAAAATTACTATAATATAAGACACTTGTCATATATTTATTATCAATAGGATAGGATAATTATTTTAACTTATTATGTAAAATTGATATAATATAAAGTATATCTTCATTACATATAAGGATGAGTAAACCTACGAATGGCGAAATAACCGCAATTAACGAAGATAATGGTATACTGACATTTACATTATCATCAGTTGACGTGAGTATTTCGAATGCAATTAGGCGTACAATTCTATCTGACATTCAATGTGTCGTATTTAAAACTACGCCATACGCGGAGAATAAGGTGGATATACATAAAAATACTTCACGAATGAATAATGAAATACTAAAACAACGATTGTCGTGTATTCCGATTCATATATCCGATCCCGAATTTCCATTGGATAAGTTTGTCGTTGAAGTTGATGTCATGAATACAAGTGATTCTATACAATTCGTGACAACAAAGGACTTTAAGATAAAGGACATATCTGATGGAAGTTATATATCTGAAAAGGAACGGGACATCATATTTCCCCCTTCTAAACTTACTGGGGATTACATTGACGTTGCAAGACTCCGACCTAAACTTACGTCGGACGGAGAAGGCGAATGCATACATTTCACTGCTATGTTGTCTATAGGTGATGCAAGTGATAACGGCGGATTTAACGTAGTGTCTTGTTCAACATTTGGTAATAGTCCAGACCGGGAGTTAATTCATATGAAATGGCAGGAATATAGTAAACAATTAACTGAAAGTGGTATGTCCCCGGATGATATAGAGTTTAAACGTGGTGATTGGTATATATTGAATAGTCAGCGACATTATGTTCCAGATTCATTTGATTTTATCATTGAAACCATAGGACAATATAGCAATAAAGACATTGTCAAAATGGCAATCGATGTGATAAAGAGCAGACTTAACAAGGTAAAGGATGATATTGCTGTCAATGCAGATAATCTTATTAAACGCACTGATAAAACACTTGGAAATGGGTTTGATATTATACTCTACAATGAAGGATATACAATAGGTAAAGCGATAGAATATATAATGAACCGAAAATATTACTCGTCTGGTGATAAAATACTAGAGTTTTGTGGATTCAACAAGGAACATCCACACATTGATATGTCATATATTACAATTGGATTTGTTCCGGAATATAAACCGGGTGAAATAAGTTCGTATATTACTGATGCAATAGATGAACTTGTGTATATTTTCGAAAATGTATCAAAACAATTAAGATGATAAACGACTCATTACAAACATAATTTGTGGGGCAGGTAGTGAAATGATATGATTATATGTAACATTATAATTTATTTTTAATCCTCTGCTTTTCAATCCACCTGTACCCCGGTATAGGTTATGTAGTGAATACAACATCTTTCGCATCATAATAGGTACGTCATTCGTATTAATCTCATGTGTTATGTATCTTTTTACATACAATTCATAAATGGTTTTACACATCGTTGCTAATTTTTCAGTGTAATTGTTAATATGAGATTTATATTCTGGCCATACCTGTAAGAATCTTGCAATGTCATCATTGTTTTGTTTCATCTCAATGAATCTGTATTGAAGTTTAGGTTGATTTCCGCGCAACATTCGCATTTTTTCGTATTTTGGGTTTCTCAATTTGGTCCTAATACCGGTGCATTTGTTTTGGACGTGTATTCCCATCATCTTCCAATCGAACATCTCATCATTCAATAACATTGAAAGGGATTCTTTTGATAATGGTTCCTTTGTCATTATGATTTGAGGTCGTTTAACGATAGAAATGTCGCGAGATACAAATGGATCGATATATTCTACCTTATACCCGTCTACTTTATAGATTCCCACTAAATATATAGTTGGATTTTCTATAGGGGTCACAATACGATGACTTGGGTGTTGGAGAACGAACGAGTATGAATATTCTTTGTTTAGTTCATTATAAAACGACTCCATATCATTATAGTCTTGGATGACTGCATCTTCAAACATCGTTTTAAATGTTGAATATGTCTCTGACCTAAAAAATGAAACATTGCCTCCAACTGTAGAACGGGTCGAAATTATCCACGCGTCATTGTAAAACAAATTAATCATTGTCCCATCAATGAATTTTGTTGCACGGATATCTTGCGGGGCGCCCCAATCAAACTCGTCAATCGCCACAGATTTGAATGGTGAAACACATACTACTTTCCCATTATGAGTAATTAATGACCTGATGCATTTGCCAGAAACGATCAGTTCATTATCAACCGCATTCTTATCGTGTGAAATAATTTCATATTTATTATTATTGTATGTGTAACTTTTGGTCTTAATATTTTCATTCACACACTCATTAATGAGATGATGTGGCATTGTCCAATGAATATTAGGTTATATAATGTTTAAGTCATAATATATACAACACATAATAGTTATATTTATCTATACTAATAATAGTATATGGAAGAAACAGGAAACACTGATATAGCAATAGTGTTGGGAGACATTATACAAATAACTGCAGACGATGATGAAATTAATGGATATACATTTATTGTTGAATATATAGATGAAACGATTTTGGATGTTGTCAGAGATGACGGTGAAAAAATTACACTGAATATGGATAAGGGTGTATTCACATCTGTCAATGTTACAGACATATTAATTATAAACAGGTCGGAAATGAAGGGGTATGCTAGACAGAATGGTCTTGTACCTGGTGCATCCATATCTATAATGTTTGATAATGGATATAAAATTAAAGGAGATATAATAGATCTCAAAGAGGATAGAATAGAAATAAACCTTGAAGATGAAAATATTTATATAGATTTTGGTTATAAAGGCATTCCAAAGGAATACCAGATTGCGGATATATCTATTACAGAAGACGACGAAGTCTCTGTACAAGACGAAGAAGTGGCGCAAGACGAAGCATTACAAGACGAAGCATTACAAGACGAAGCATTGCAAGACGAAGCATTGCAAGACGAAGCATTGCAAGACGAGGCATTGCAAGACGAGGCATTGCAAGACGAAGCATCATCGGTGAAAGACGATGCATTGCAAGGTGTTGCGCTGGAAACTGGACTCATTTTTGGAGATGTAATCGGGAAATTATCATATGAGGTTACGGCACCAATGGCAGAACGGATATTTGGAATTGATAAACAAACAACCGACATGCTTAATGGATTCTTATCTAAAATTCCTCCACATAAAAGGACACCAGATGTAATGGACGAGATAATGTCGATGATAGATAGGTATACTGAATTGAGGGACCAGTTCTCAAGCATAGATGACAATTATAATTTCAATATACCAGATGAAATAACTTCCTTACATAAACCATCAATAAATTCCATTTTAAATCTAGACAAGAAATTAATTTGGTGTCTGCCAGTAACAGACTATAAAAAGAAGATGTATCATACATTAGATCACGGGATTGATATATACAGAGATTTACACCAGAGTGATTTATCAGAAAGTCAAGGACTAATACTTGACACGATGGAAGCATATAAGTCAAATTCCGTACCAGATGGTATAAACAATCATCATTATAGAATAAGTAATATAGACAAGGAATTTAATCCATTGTATCCACCTGATAATGAGGTTCTTTATGTAAATGGAGTAAAAAACAATATATTCGCATTATCTGATACATCCGGTGACTTCATGTCAAACAATATGGCATATGATGTGATATCTGCATCTAAATTCGTAGGTAACGAATATGTAACTAAGTTAACCACACGAGAGTTATCAAAAATAAGGGGAGAAACTCATATTACATTACGAGATATCGTTCCATCCGATGTAATGTACATAAAATCTATGATTACGTTACCAATGTCGATAATTCCAGTGTCAAATGTTACATCGGGTCATGCAAGCATATTGAACAAGTCTAACCTTGACGAGGTTTCTATAAATTATTGGAAGATATTCAATGATAATACAGAAATAGACACGATCGATGTAACGGACGCGTATACTGCAGATAATAATATGGAAACAATAAGACATTTTAGATTACCAGATGGATTTAGTAGTGGTTTACCACCTTTTGGTATTTTTTTGGATAGTGTAATTCCATCGACTTCTAATATTATCAGAAACTATTCTGCATTTACGTTCAATAATACATTATGTGGTATTGTGAGACAATTAGAACCATTTATGATACAAATGCAAGATATAAATTATAATCATTATACATCCCTGAAAGAATTGACAAGCAGATTCAATGATAAATTTAAACAAAAATATGCAAAACGTCGGAATGTGTATTATGCGATACCAAACGAACGCAATATGAGACTAAATCGGTTCTACTCGTTGATATTCCACACTGCAATTGAAATATCCGATTCATATCCATTCATAAATCGCACCCCAATAACATCGGAACTCTACGCAAAAATGATGAATATCGACGACGCGCGGTCATACCATAGTTTAATCCGATTGATGAACTCTGAGTTGTATATAGGTCCTGGTGCAAATACGGATGAAATGATTGTAACTGTTCCAAATTCTATACCAAAGAGCGAGGTATGCGACAGAATATTATCGAAAACGTATGATAATGTTTCAGAACTTGAGACTGACAACGGAATAGTGACGTACTATGACAAACAATACGATTCTACATTGTATGAGGTGACGGATGAGTACCACAATGAATTAGAAGTATTGCCATCACAAGAAGAACGAAATGAATTTATTTATACTAAATTGATAAGTGATTACAAATTATCCCCCGAAGATGCAATTAGAGAGACGAAACATATTGCTGAAGGGCGCAAAATGGTATCAGTTGGGGACTATGCAGTCGTCAAATCTCAAACTGATGGGAACACATATTATAAACGAACAACCGAACTGATGTGGGAACAAGACGATGAATTGAGTGGCGATGACGTTTCATTTTGTAACGTATCATCAAAATGCATATCCATAAAGGGTAAATGCATGGATGCTAGTAAAGCGCCTGACATCATAGATGGTATGCCACAATCAGATAATGCACAGACAAACCCAATTGATATGATCTACCCTGTAAAATCTGCAGAAGAATTAACCAGTATTATCAGTTTAAACATAACAATGGCAAGGATTGCGAGTGAACAGAAAGTAAGGAACAGATTGAAGTATGACACTGGTATAAGTGTAACTAGAAACGATTCTATTACTAAATCAGTTCTACCTAAAGGATGGACAATGAGATATTCCAGGGTGTCATCTAAATTCTACTATTATAACAGAGAACTAAATGTATCACAAGTTGAGCGTCCAGTGTCAACCACAGAGTCTATTTTCGTAAAGAGGGAAGAATCCCCATATGCAATGTTAAGAGATGAAATTATTGCACAAACTGATTTCTCAAAAAAACAAAGCAACATTGTAAAATTTTCGTCAAAATATGCAAGACCATCAAGAGGTGACGAGGACCCATACTGGTTTTATTGTAACAAGTCAAATATCAAATTAATTCCGGTATTTATGGTGAAACTGGCGGATGCATATACAACGGGTGGTGACTATGACTATATGTTGAGAGTCATTTCTTCAGAACAGGGTGTAATTAGTGGAAATGGTGGTCACATTGTAGACAAATACAGTGGGTATATCATCATGTCACAACCATTTGATACGTCGGATAGTTACAATGACGATGGGTTCAAAGAGATAACCCGATCCATTATGGAGAAGGACATAGGTGAGGTCATAATGGAAGGACCGCGACAAGAGGTATATGGTTCAAGAGAGGAGTTACAAATTACAAACATAATAAAAATACTTTTAAAATCTATGTCGATTGTACTACCAGAAGACCGAATTCATTCCGTACTTTTAGACTCTATGAAATTATTATCAGATGTAGATACTACATTGAGAATCCAGGCAAATAAAAGTGAGGTTGCAAAACAGAAACGATCGGCACTCTACAACAAATCAATGGTAATTATAACCTTATCCTATCTTCACATTTACATACAGACCACTATTCCCACCATCAAATCCAAGGCGTCCTATCCAGGATGTAAATCATCCTTTGGTGGTTATCCGACCCATCCAGATGAAGCGAATATTGGAATTGAGTACATATCGTGTATTGCAAACAACCTGAAAAGTCAGATTGATCCATGGAGTGGAATAGCAAAAATGAGTAGAAAAAGTATTTCTGACAATATTCACGGAATGATAGATAAATTCATACTACCGCATCATAAGATTAAGGAAATGATTGAATCGAAACTACACTACCAGGACATTGATGACGTAGAACCAAGTGATATTGAATTAAATAGTCTCTCTACATTCCTTCCACCATTGGTAGAAACGCACACCAAACCGATAGATGCAGTGCCGCGTGCATTTGTTGATGATATTACACAAGGAAGTGTTTCAAGTCTGGATAAAGTATATATATTAAAATCAAAACTAATCCAAATTGCGGGTATCGTGCGTGAAAAAATACAAGGAATAGTACATCGTGATATAACCAAAAATAATCCAGTGCTTGTAAACCATATGGGTGAACCTTATAATCAAAATGCGTGTTGTTACAGTAATACTACCCCAAATGAATATTTCACGAATGAGTCATCTGATGTAAAGAAATATCTAGAAATGTCTCTCTTTATTACTGAAGTAAATGAACAATTTAGAAAATCGAATAAACCTGTTATGATTTTTGACGATACAAATACACGCCGAATATTAAAGAAAATAGATGTTACCACAATACCGATTGAGACTATATATGGATTTATTATTAGTCGATGTAGGTATGATACGGATGCTATATTGCCTCCACAATTAAACGGAATATGTCTTCCTCGTCCTCCGGATTACGATCCATACTCTACATTATCCGAAAAGATTGAGAAACTGAGATCGAGTGGACACGATTATAACGAAGATACGATGCGTCAAGTATCTGTGAAAACAACTACTTATAATAAGGTGAATTTAAATGAAACTGCACGAAAAAATAGATTAATGCATATATTACGCGAAATAAGTGAGAATGATAATAAAATGTATCCATCTGAACTTCTGAAAACTATGTATAATTTGTTTGATCCTAAAATGGCAGACAAATATGAGAATAATGTACGTACCGCCAAGGATTATCTCAGTAGACAAATAAAACAATTAACCGATAAATTGGTATCTATATTGTCAGATAGTGGGTTATCCAGAAGAGAATTAAATAAAATCATGTCGTGTCTGCACTCATTATTTAAATTTCCTGATACTGGTACCGGGATGATTGTTGATATACCAACTGAGACCAATGTGAGACAACTTGAATTCACAAAATCAATCATTGAGGATATATCTATTATATTACCTCATATTGTATTGAATAATGGGGTTGTTGACTACTCGTCTATAAAACCCCCAAAACATTGGAAACTTTCGGGGAGACACGTCGATGATTTTGTCTCTATGATAAGAAAATACTATGAACCAATGTCATCCTTTTATACAGATGAATTATTTTCTGAAGTATTGACTGACTATATAGAGGAATCTAAAGATGTTTACAGATTCATTAGTTCAATGACATATCGATCGTCAGTTGAATATGATACTGATGTGATGGATCCGACTATAACTATGATGATGTCTAAATATAGCACCATCGTTTTACTGTTGCGACTAAATGAACTGGCGCATTTGAAAGGTGATAGTGGTGCATTTTCAGATAAACATAAAATAATAGATATGACATCAAGATATACAATAAAATTATTAAATATGGTATGCCATAATAAGGAATCCATTGATTACAATTATGAATCGCTAATGTCTCGCATACGGCGCGCAAAGGAGAAAGAGAAAGACATTATTACAGACTATCTAAAAGATATGAGCGAGGACGCCAGAAAAGTTGAGAAGGTATTCAAACAATATAAATTAGGTAAATGGTCATTGGGTGAACAGAAAGGTTATCGGGAATATCAAGGTGATATGTACGATAAAGAAAGAGATGAAATGGATGAACAATTGCAACGCGAGATAACCAATGGGACAACCGATGTCATATCAAAACTAAATAGTGATATTTACAGCAGTGACGATCTAGCGAGAATACAGGAAGATATGGAAAATAATGATTTATCGAAATTAGGTGAAGATAATGACAATGCAGGCGAAGAATCTGATGAAGATTGATTCTCTACATTTTAAATTTATAGAGTGTTTTATTTAGTATGTAAACAGATAATCCGAAAAATGCACTAATTACCATATATCCACGTGTCGTGGGAGTAGAATCGGAACCATGAAAAGACGGGATAATTTTATATATATAATTCTTGGTCTTGGTTGACTGAAATATAAAATAAACAATAGAAATAACGATGGGTAAACCAAATTCATCTATAATATAATCAATAGAGTCTTGATTCTTGGCATTAACATTGACATTGGTTTGTATGTCATACAATGACTGATGTTGTTTGATATAATCTTCAGTTGAAGCGTCTGGTATATAATTGGGAACAATTTCTTTGTCTTGAACAACATGATTAGTTGTTATTGGTATATCTTTCGTCGGAAGTTCCAATAATCCAGACCGACTCGCCTGTTGTACATCTGATACGACATTGTTTATTTCTTTATTGGGGTCATATTCATATTTTTGATTAGATTGTGGTGCGTTGCGTAATAGATCTTGTCCACCTGGATTAGGTAACGAGTTTATATCGGTAGTACCAATCGAAGACATATGAAATAATACGATTATATTATTTCATTGTATATACGCATTATAAACTATTTGGTGACTACATTTGAAATAACTCGTGGGTCCGATATTTGTATTTCCATTGATGTTTCATTGTACCTTTTTTGAATTAATACATTATCATCTGGGTCATATAACGGGTTGCCCTTTTCAGGACTTGTATAATTATATGTAGTTACATAAGTGAGATCTCTTATTGCATTGGCGGTTGGAACTATGTCGGAATTATATAATGTAATAATGTCGTGAATCCCTGGAACACCCTCTTTGTGTTTCGATATTTTATCTGATACTACCGATAACAATTGAGATAATTCCGTCTGTTTTTCCTTAATTGAACCTGTATTTCTACGGTTTGTGATTCTATCATGAAGATCATTCTGTAACTCCGACCTGTATGTAGAAATACCGTTATACATCTCAATGATATCATCGATGTCTGATATGTCACTATCATCATATATGTGCATTAATTTTCTTCTTATAATATCTTTACGGGTTTCAATGAATTCAGCATTTGTTTCATTGAATGTATCTCTTATATTTTCACTCATCCCTCGAATGATTTCTATATGAAATCTACATGGTTTACTTGCACCACATATTGCAGTCAACTTGTTTTTACTCTGTGTGAAAATAGCACCGCCTTTTTGTTTACATACAGGACACGTTTTTACACGTTTGTCTCTATTTCTGGTCTCATAATGATTCTTTAATGCATAGAAATTTCTGAATGCGCTATTTAATTCTTCGTTCATATATAACATTCATATTTTACTATTTGAAAGTGTCATTAACTCTGGGTGATTATTCCATGTTTCCTTTCTATTGGACAAATATTTTACTTTATCCTGTATATATGTGTATTTTTCGATATTTGCCTTTATCATATCTTCTGGCGAAGGTTTGTTTATTCTTGTGACATAAAGGAAGAGACCAATACACATTGTAAGAAATATAATCATTTTAGTATTAAATGATACGTAATTATCGTGAACAAGTATATTATTATATTCTTTAAGTCTCTGATTCATAACTAGTTTGATACATGGTTCAA